GTAAAAGGAGGGAACATGGTTAAAGGAAGATATGTCGCACAAGTAGAGATAGATTTTTGTTACAAAGGGAACGCTTCTACCTGTGATGAAATCAGGGAACGAATGAATAATGGTTGGCTCGACAATACAATCAAAGAACAGGTCGAACATATTGTAGACTACAGTGATCATCATGTCAGAGTCACCAGAATATTCGCAAATATTATTGATGCAACAGAGGAGAATGAAAATGATTGAAATTGAAAGAGGCCAATCATATAGGCGTTGCAATGTTTGCTATGGCAAGGTAGATGTATATGACATCACATTTGTATATAACGGAACCAAACAGGGTTCGCAAATAGCTTTGTGCAAAGATTGCGTAAACGATTTAATTAAAAAACTTAATGCAGTTGTTTCGGGACAGGAGGACGAATAATGGCGAAGTATGTTGATATATCAAAACTGAAATTTGATTTATCTGGACTCGTATATATGGGTACGTGGGATATTTACAAAACAGCGGAATACTTCATGAGGCAAGTTCAAGCTTTGTCTGCCGCTGATGTTGTAGAGCGAAAACCGTTAAACTTACCAGATATATACGCGGCCAAAGAGTATGACTCCGTTGCAGATGAAGATGGCAACATGGGGTTCGGGGTGTACGTTCCGAACGAGAAGCAAATCTATATCGCAGGAGATGTACCGTTCGAGGTACGTGCAAAAGCATTGTTTCATGAATTGGCGCATTGGGTTCAACACGAGACGGGAAATAAGTTTGACGAGGACGAGGCGAACCAGTTTGCCGAGAAAGTATATGAAGCTTTGTCTGCCGCTGATGTTGTAGAGGTAAAGCGTGGGGAGTGGATACCTGTTACATACAGATACGAATTCAAAGACAAAGAGTTTCCAAACACAAAAATAGTATGGATGGATGCTACAGAACCGGACGATATAGAAGGGCTGAAATGTTCTGAATGCGGTACTATATATGACTTTACAGAAGCAAGAAATTGGTGTAGTGAGTGCGGCGCAAAGATGACGGAGGAAAAAGATTGATGGACATAGGAAAGGATTTACAGACAGCTTACGATGAAGGATACAAAGATGGCGTGAAATATGCTCAGAGGTGGATTCCCGTATCGGAACGGTTGCCAAAAGAAAAAGGCGGATATCTGGTCACAGGTGGTATATTCAAACAAGTCTTTGTTTATATCGCTCATTGGAACGGCAGTTTTTGGGATGTAGAAGATACTGTTTGGGCATGGATGCCGTTACCAGAACCGTTCACGGATGAAAGCTGATAAATAATCTTGTGTTTTCATTACCGACGATAATGCAAATGCCAATATGTGATATAATGGAGGAAGAAATATGAGGATGGATTTAACAACAGCACAATGGTTAGTTGAAAAAGCACAGACTGATATGTCTGTATTCCCTGTAGAATTTGACGAGTGCGAAAAATGCGGTGCAGCATATCTCCCGTTTCTGGATCACAACTGCGAACAGGTGCTAGATGTCCCGACACACCATGTTAAAGAAACCGACAAGATTGAGCCAATAGCATGATAGGAGAACGTAGGATGCAAGAAGTATTAGAAAAATACACTTTTGTTTTGAAACATGAACTTGTAATAACAACAGATAATGGAGAAATATCAAAAGTTCCAATCGACGAACCTTTGGTTTTCACCCATTCCACCATTAGGGGGAGCAAGTATCCTATTTCCTGCAATTCTCCAGTTCTAATAAACGAAGTGCTCGAACGCTGCAAGTGCGAAATGATTAACCGTTTAGCTGAAAAGGAAGGACTGAACAAATGTTAAAAACTAATGTAATCAAAAAGGAATATATACTGATGATCCGCAATTCGGATAGCAACGAAAAGAAAATGATAACAGTCAATGCCGAAAGCCTGGAGTCTGCAAAGCTGAAGATTCCGGTTGGATGGGTGTTCATGGAATACGCAAGGAGTGAGGCGAATGAACAATCATAGCGACAATCAGGACGATTTCTGGAAACGCACCTGGGAAGTTGATGACTTCATTGAAGAGTATAACTGGGAAGTTGACCGCTGCAAGCGTAAGGAGAAACAGTCTTCGTTTTTCGTGGAAGACAAACCGAAGAAAAAGAAGGATGTTCGGGATCACTTCATCGTCAAGCATACTGTAATAGCCCTGTGCATACTTGGCGGTATTTTTGCGCTGACATTCTGGAATCCGTTCTTCTGGATCTTGTTTTTCGTGGTTTTATTCCTAGTGTGACAAAGCGGGGCTATTGAATGCCCCGCTATTTTTTTGGTTATTTCCCGAAATACATAATGTCAAATCTTGGGCACACATCCTGATCGGTTCCCCATACTTCCACTGAAATCACTCCTGTTGTTTGAACGAACACGCAGGCATAGCCCTCAATAGGCGCCTGGCCTCCAGCCCCAACACTTGCATAAATCGGAGCTATCATGTGAAAATTATTCATTGACGGGGCATACATTGCCGGAATCTGAGTGCTGCCACTACTGTACTTTGTCTTAGCCCTGTATGATAGCAAGACTAATTTTCCAAACTTATAAATCGTTACCTCTTCATCTACGACAATCTGTTCTACGTCAAATGTCCCCGTGGAAAGGGCAGCAAGCGTATCAGCAATAGCATTCATCTCTGAAGCATTAAGCTCCGGTGCTGTATCATTTACAAATCCAGGATTGACATATTTTCCATCTTGTATTGGCATATTAACTTCTCCTTTTCCAATTCTTAATCAATAATGTCTGACAGGTCAGGCATTTTATCAAAACCTTCTTCAAATTCTATAATTGGTTCGAATTCTTCTTTGGCTTCTTTCTGTTCTTCTGTTTCTTCCGCCTGTTCAGGCTCTTTTGGTTCTTTCGGTACAGTAATCCTCTCTACCACAACATCTGCAATATCAGAATTTGACTTGCGGTATTGTACAGAATCACAAATCCAATATTTACCTGTCTCACCGGTAACTTCTTTTTTGCGTCCGTCATGGAAGATTATAAATTTCTTTTTCACTTTAGCCATTTCTTTTTCTAAACTCCTTTACTATTCAAATAAGTATTTTTTGTCATTAAGTTCCAAGTGGTATTTCTACTACAGTGAATTCAGGAATATCCACCGTAGATATAGCGGAAATTGTCATGGCGCCGTTGCTGGCAAGCGGTCTTGAAAATCCCTGCACCAAATGTTTTTCTGTTGGGCTGCCTTCCTTGTCTGTCCGTATGATCTCTATTAGCTGATTCTCCTGTATATGAAAAATCTGAGATGCGGATACGCTTACTGCCTTGGATAATACAGTCGAGCGTTTCAGTCTCCATGTAGCCAGGTCAATGCACTGCTGATTATTAGCATATCCAGACGATGTTTCTCTTATGGTCTTTCGTCCTATGACCTGTATGCTGGTATCCGAACGGCCATCTACATTCTGTACTCTTCCGTAAGGCTGTGAACCATTGTCAAGTTTCTCGCCTACGATGATATAATCATTGAACACTTCTTCATTTCTGATGTCATAAGTCAATCCCAACAATGTCGTTTCGTTCATGTTGAACGTCCACTGCACAGGCTTTTTAATATCATCCACCTGTTCGTTGGATGGTTCTATTAAAAGGCTTCCCGATCTGTCATAACCTACGATTCCAACAAGCATCTCAGCAAAGCCTGTTATAACATCCGAAAGCGTTCCTCCGGAATCTATCAACAACGTATATGGTGTCGATTCCCATTCGGTGTACATATTGGTGATCGGAGTCGAATCTACCGGAATCCCATTTCCCTTATCTTCTTGCAGCAAAGCCTTAATCGCATCAAACGGGTCTGAATCTACTGGAATCTGGTACGAACCTTCAAGTTTCCCATATAGCGTTCCGTCCAGGTTCGCCCATTTATCTACGAGGCTGTATTCTATTGTCTTTCCTACGGGCTGTATAGACTCAACAGGTCTGGTAAGCAGGAACACTCCCTGTTGTATGTAATAGTCCGTCCCATCAGGAAGAATCAAGCCTTCGTCTATTGCTATTTCCTGTCCGAACCATAAGTGCTTCACACTGAAATCAAATTCGCCATCAATATTATCGAACAATACGCTTGCCGTTCTTCTCTGTCCGCTCTGGAAGTTTACAGACAGATTTCCCTGGGCAATGAATGCTTTGCTCCTCCGTTCGCTGGTTGGATTGTTCACGTTGTTGTCTATCGCGAACGCTACGCTTCCATCTGGATTCAAAAATCGTAACCGGCACAACTTCTGAAACGGCATTCTTAAAGCCTTCATGTATGCATTAATTCTTTCGTCTGTCATTTTTCACTTCTCTCCTATCAGGCGCTCGCTCTAAACCGTTCAGACATGTACTGCACAAGTCTCTCCGCATCTACAATCATTCGATCATTTATAATTACTGCATGCGCTTCGCATCGTTCTTGCATTGCATATCTCTTTGCCTCTTCTGCCATGGAATCATATAGTGGCTTGTATCTCTGATAACATGCACTCCACATAATCAAAGACTTCTGAAGCATCTGTAAAGTTTTTGGCTCATTCCATTTCTGGAATTCCAGCTTCAGGTACAAATCGTAAATCATCCCTGCTATCATGTGCTTGGCTACATCCAGCATTCCGCGTTTCAAGAAATCTTCGATATTCATGGAATCACTGATGATATGAAGGTAATAGTCTTTCTCAAAGCGATTCTTCTTGCACCGACAAATGCTGTCTGGATTATGTTTCCAGATATATATCGGCATCTTACATATGACTTTTTTCTTCGCCAGGTATATTGCTTGCCATAGGAAATAATTATCCCCCGATACCTTCAAGGATTCCGCCCATTGAATATGATTCTCTGTTAAGAAGTCCCGTCGAAAAACTTTTGCATGAACGAAATACGGGTCTTTCTGTCGTTCTATGTACTGGTATTTCCCTGTTTTCGAATCATACAACTCTTCAAAAAACGATGCCGTCAGCATATCAAATCCATCATTGTTATCAATCGTCTCAAATATCTTATAGAGTCCAAGCGCATGTGAGAAGGTGTCATCCGCGTCACAACACATAACATACTCAGCAGTCGCATGATCCAAAAGTATGTTCCTTGTTGCGGATACTCCGCTGTGTTCATGTACCATGTATCTGACTTCGAAAGGATACTTACTCTCAAGTGTTACCGAACCCAGTAATACATCTGTGCCATCATTGCATATGATTACGCCAACATCTTTCTCCAAGTCAATCCCCTGTTGCATAGCTATAGAATCCAATAGTCTGCAAACAAGTGCTTCACTCTCATGATAATGTGGTATCAGCATTTGTATTTTTAAAGCCATTAATATCCCCCTGTATTTTTCTTTTGACTCACGACTGCGACCATGACATGATTCGATCCGAAAGCGTTCCCCAATCCGAATCTGCTAAATAAGCCGAATAAAGGCTTGCCGGAACTACAATAGAACCATATTGTCCTTCTAGGTAAGTAGAATCCATAATCGGAGTATTGTAAAAAATACCACTTATATTGTTTGTGGTAACTACGCTTGATGCCATGAACCAAACAGAAGTCAGGTGTTCGCATGCTTCAAACGCACCATCATCTATATAACTCACCATCGGAAACTTAGCTGTAGTCAACGAATAGCATCCGTAAAAAGGACCTATCCCTATAACTTGTGCGGAAGGGAATGCAACGCTGGTTAGCATTGTATTTTGAAACATTCCCTCTGCTATCGAAATAAGGCTATCAAAATTAATTGACGATAATGACGTTTTGTATGCAAGTGCGTTGCTTACGGCCTCTTGTATCAAAGGAAAATATACTTCTTCTACGGAATCTGGAACGAATGGGTCAGGCAAGGAACCACTTAAAGCCGGAAAGTCCATTATGCGTATGCTATAGCATCCGTAGAACACGTTGCTTACAGCAGTTGTACACACTGGGAAGGAGGCCACTTCAAGATTAGTACAACCTGCAAACGCATTTTCATTAAGGTATTCACACGCTGGGAAATAAGCTAACGAAATACCACAGTTTTCAAAAGCAAACGCACTGATCTCTGTACAGGCAGGAAAGGATATGCTCTCTAATGCGTTACATTCAGCAAACGCTGATCCCGGTATAACGGTCAGCAACGGGAACGTCGCTTCTGACAGTGAACTGCATGATTGGAAAGCCTCTCTATTCATAAACGTACATGACGGGAATTCGACTGTCTGCAATGAATAGCATCCATAAAACGCCCCATTTTCTATGTATGAGCAGTACGGAAAGCTCACGCTGCTTAAAGATTCACACTGCGAAAAAGCACCACTCTCTATTTTTGTGCATGCAGGAAAACTTGCTGTTTCAAGGCTATAACACCCAGACATCATTTCGCTTGGTATAACGGATAACAGCGGAAATTCCACATATGATAAGGAAGTACAATCCTGGAAAGCATTAGCACCTACATCAATACAAGATGGAAATATTGCTACTGACAATGCGGAACAGAATATAAACGCATCACTTGCTATATATGCACATGCGGAAAAACTTATTGTCTCTAAGTTCGTGCATCCCGCAAACGCACCGGCTGGAACGGATGGTAGGGCGTTAAAATATACACTTCGCAGTCCGTCACAATCAGGAAATCCATCTATTTCCGTGCAATAAGGAAAGCTCAGTACATTTATTGTTGACGCTACATCTGCGCTATATAGCGATGAAGCATTTCCTATCATCATTAGCGGCTGGTCAAGTGCGATTCCACTACCTGAAACATTTACGGTCACTTGCGAGTATCCGTCATAACCGTCTGTTGAAGCATTGAAAATACCATTGTTCGAAATGAATTTTGAACCTAAATTTCCTGCTCCCGATACACTCACCGTTATATTTACGCTTGCATAATCTTTAATGTCTCGAATGTAAGTGCCATTGGACTCAAATGATAGTGATGTTGTTCCGCTCGGAAGAGGCACGTTAACATTAACCGGAGAATACCCATCAACACCGCTAGGCGCGGAATACGTTCCATTAGCGGAAACGCTTAACGGCTGTATCACTCCACCTCCACCAGAAATCGCATCAATGGCAGACATATATCCTTGTGGAAACGATAATAAGGCGCTTGTTCCGCCCTTTGTACGAATCTTATTTGCTACTGCTGTCATATCACTCTTAGATACTATATATTCGTCTGCCATTAGAACTCCTCTCCGCTCGCCGCAGGAATGTTGATAACTACGCTGTTATACGCAGTCGTGTCATAGGTTCCGCTCTCTGTTATGATCAGTGTTGTCTGTGATACTAATGTTCCGTTCTGAACCACTTTACCTTCATCCGATGCCGTGTACGTATTTGGGACATTTACAATTACAGAATTGTTCTGTGTCGTATCGTAAGTCCCGTTACTCCCGATGTTCTTGCTGGTCTGAGCAACCAAAGCATTTCCGCTGACGACTTTTCCCTGGTCTGCGGAACCATAAGTGTTTGGCACATTGACAACAGCTGAATTATTCAGAGTGGTATCAAAGGTTCCGTTGCTTCCAATGTTTGTAGTAGTCTGGCTTACAAGCCCATCTCCGCTTACAACCTTGCCCTGGTCTTCCGCAGTGTATGTGTTCGGAACGTCAACAACCACTTCGTTATTCAGTGTAGTGTCATAGGTCCCGTTCGATTCGACGTTCATACTGGTCTGCGGTTCGAGCACGTTTCCATTAACGACTTTTCCCTGGTCGCTGTCGCTATAAGTATTCGGCACATTGACATTAGCCTGTGCGTACTGCCTGATCTCATACAATCCGTTCACTTTGATAGGTATCGTTCCAGTCGGGATAATCGGAGTGCCGGTATCATCTTCATAGTAATCTTCACTATGCTCAATATCTTCATAGGAAACAATGTGTTCCTTGTTCGAAAGGCTCCCAACTTCTACCCATGAGATAGATACTTCCTGTGCCTGAGACAGCGTATTATCCATTGATGTCATTCCTATTGCATCTGAAATTCGAATCTTCAGAATGTCTCCCTTTCTGGTCTTCAGGAACAACGGATTTGTCGTGATGGACAGTTCGTATATAGCATCCCTCTGCTGCCTCGTATCCATGTAATTGATTTCTGAATACTCAGTCAGATTCAGAACGCCTATCAGACTGGAAAGATTTCCGCTCTTATAGTTTTGCGGAGCAAGCTGTACAGTCGGATATTTTGTAAAGTTCGGAAGTACGGAAGGTTTGTTGTTATTGGATACCTGTCCAGTTTTAACATTCTTATCAAAATCAAATTCTTTAAGGGCGATATAACATTCTCTTTCCTCGTCATACACACATTCAATAATCGAGTACACAGAGTTCTTTATCCCGAAAGGAGTATCACTTCGGATCGCCGTACCAGTCGTATGCCCTTCCTCGCCAACAAACACGGGTGCGATTTCATACAGATACTTTGTACCATCGGTTCGTGCCGTGTAGTCATAGAATCCGGTAGCACTCACAGGGAGAAGTGCCATTGGCTCTGAAATCTGATCGTTCTCTTCCGTTCTGTAAATAGCCCATCCAGATAACTCTTTCCCAAAGTAATACAAAGAACCTGCATTCAGCCCTGCTTCAAAAGTGGCGTAGAACACCAGACCATCTACCGAAATAGGCTTAGATGCTTTTTTATCGTACATGGCTTTCACGATAGCCGGAAGCAACTCTTCGTTCGTAATCATCACTTCCAGGAAATAACACAGTTGAGTTCCATATACTCTCACGGAAGTAATGTCACTGAATGTTACTCCAGTAAGCGTATCAGTTGTCTTGTCTGTGACATACATGGTGTCTTCTTGCGGATAAAGGTCATCAGCAGGATACAATGTTTCTGACGGATATAAACCACCTGTCATATAGTCTATCCGCAGATAGAACGTCGGGTCTCCGTTTTCGGGAACCACAAGTATCGTTGATATGGTAGACTCCCACCATATCGGGCTATATGATTGCAGAACGGTGCTACCCTTCTTTAATTTCAACGTCCTTGTGGAGTGCGTATAAACAAGGCTCACTACATCGGAACTATTGGAAGCACCAAGTTCCCAAAGAATCGCATCAGCCTTATTAAGTTTTCCCTTATACATGAGTGTCCACGGAGTATCAAAATCCATTGGGCGTTCGCTCACGGTGTCCCATGTTACATAATCGTCCGTTGAATAAAGCCGCAGATTATCTTTCGCAGTGATTTTGTATTTACCGGTCGGAACTCCTGGAATCGTAAATGCACCTTTCCATTCGACACGTATTGCCGACTTTGTTTGAGATGGCGTTACAGCAATCGGAAAGTCCATGGTTATCTGTTCGTAATCTGCTATGAAACTATGCAGGTCGGATGTGTACGGTCTTCCGTACCGGTCTCTCGCTGTACACTGTAAGACATATGACACACCATTAATAAAGCCTGAATAATACAGAGACAAATCCCCAGACCCATATATTTTGCCAGTGTCATAAATCGTGTCTCCGACTATGGGGTTCTGTATATCTCCATCATTGATTGACAGAACCCACCGGAACCACTGCAAGTTGGTATCTGTGAACGAAAGAAAGTCGAAAGTTTTTTCTCGTGCTGTGATTGTATAGCATTGCGGGTCTGTGGGATCATAACCACTTTTTCGCACAAAAGTAGCAGGGTATGCTGTTTGAAAAGAAACCGGTCCGGTTTTAATTCCATGCCTTTCTACATCATAAAGGCTTAGTCTTTCCTCATACCACTGTGTAATCACAAGGCTATATTGACGGCCGTTTCCATAACCCTTTCCATCCGATACCGGTGGCAATTCACTATTCGGAATCGTATGTGAGTACCGCTGTATTTCTCCAAGGCTGTCTCTTCCGTAGAACGGACACCCTTCTTCAATCCAGGGAGATTCATATATGAGCCGACTTTCAAAATCATCAGCTTCCATCGTCATGTCATATATTCTGAGTATGCAATCTTCCATTGGGGAAGGCCCATTAACTTGCCAAGATATTGTGAGGTCTTCCCTTGCATCAACCGTTCCATCCTCAGTGCTATTCATTAGACTTGGTATGATATTTGTCGCCTTATATAAAGCCATATTTTACAGTGCTCCTTTCATGGCAGAATGATTCATCTGGCAGTTGCCACGTAACTCTTTAATTCTCTAGACATCTTCGCAAGCTCGTATACTGTTGTGCGCTGGGCTTCAGCTTCTGACAATGAAACATCTCCGAATTTGTACACGTCTCCGTTTATCTGCTCACCCACGCTTGTTGTTGCCTTTTTCTTCATATCTTGAGTCGCGCCTGCTCCATATAGCATGTTCAACTCATTTACACGGTCTTTGAAGATGCTGTCTGCCTTCGGGTTTAACATGGCTTTTGTCAGTTCAGGCGGAAGTACCATCTCGTCTTCTTTGGTAGCCTTGATTCCACCAAGTCCTTTTAAAATACCTCCCGAATCGTACTCAGGAACATCAAGCCACAAATTCGGAGTCGATATCGAATATCCAGTACCTTGCAGGATTTTACTGAGTGCCTGGATGGTGGAATACATAGCTTCCGTCGCATTTTCCCCCAATGCTTTAAGAGCATGTCCTAACGACTCTGCCGGTTCTGTCAGTTCATCAATGACTTTCTGCCATGGTTCAATCAGCTTGTCATACTTTTCATTGATTGCGGCTTCTGCAGCCTCATATTCTTTTTCCTCGTAGTATTCATCAATGTCATCCTGCGCTGATTGGACTTCTTTCTCAGCCGCTTCTACATCCTGTGCGTTCGCGACCCACTCCCACTGTCCTTTAGCAGCATTCCAGACACGGACATTCCGTTCTGCTCTGGCGTTTGCAAGCCTTTCCTTTGCTTCCGCCAATGCAAGCTCTTTTGCTTCCAGCTCATTCTGCTCTTTCTTAGCGTCACGGGCTGCTTTCAGTTTTTCCAGTTCGGCATCACGTTTTTCATTGATCTTGTCGATCTTTCGTTCTGCTGCGGCTATTACCCTGTCGTATAACTCCTGCTCTTCGTCTTTGATGTCCTGTTCTATCTGATACAGTTCCGCGCGAACTTTGTTGATTTCTTCAGCAGGAGCCTTTGCCGCTTTCATGGCTGCAATCTGTGCTTTGAGGGCAGCCTGGATCTCACGCTGTTTGGCGATTTGCTTTCTGAGTGGGGCATCTTTTGCCTCCAACACATCAAGCTGGGATTTCAGAAGCGATACCTCACCTTCTGCTTCTTCGACCGCCATGTCTTTGATATCCTGTTCTAGCTCAAGCTTTTCTTTGAGAAGACGGTTGATCTCTTCTTCATGGCCGCCCATCGTTTCCAGCAGCGCAATCTGCTCTTCAAGGTTATCGACGATTTCCTGTTCTTTCGCCTGGCGTTCAGATAATGGACGATCCTGTGCTTCCATCAGCTCCAGTTCTGATTTCAGAAGAGACTGTTTTTCCTCAAGTTCTTTCTTGGCAAGCTCATCTGCTTCTTTCAGCATTGCAAAATACTCTGCATAGAGCTTGTTAATCTCTGCCTGGTCTCCGCCTGTCTGCTCAAGATAATGAGCCTGCTCTAAGATGGCAGCCGCTACTTGCTCAGTCAGTTCCTTCTGACGTGCATACCCTTCGTTGATGTCCCCGCAGTATTCGTAGATTGCCTTTGAGTATTCCAGCCATGATTTCGCAAGTTCGACACCGGATTTAAGCGCTTCCAACGTTTCATCAGTTGTGGTTGTAGTTGTTCCAGTCTGACGAAAGCCTTGTGAGCTGTCCGATGATTTAGATTTATCATTGCTGTCTGATGCAGGAGGAGTGTATCTTTGAGATGTTCCCTGATCATAAGCCGGGACTCCGCTGCGCTGAAGTATATCCTTCGTTTGCTCTGCATTAAAGACTTTTGCATCTTTCTGAAGCACGGTAATGACAGGCTTGCCACCACCGGCAATCCTTGCCTGTCCATCTTCGACGATCAGTTCAGGACCATTACCATCATTTACAAGCGCCATGCCGCCGCTTGATCCTTCCGTCCCCTCTGCATCCGCTTCTATTCCTTTGAAGGGCGTTTGCTGAACGTCAATTCTTATTTTATGTGTAGTGCTTGTAAGAGCTGAAAGAACGCTTACGATTTGCGACAGTTTCTGCTGTGCCGGTGTGATGTTCGCATCAACGGTTACTTCCGGGGCTAGTTCATCAACATCATCTGCTTCCTCCGTAACCTCTTCCATGCCATCAGTAGCATTTTCAGTGTTGCTATCAACAGTTACTGTAGCATCTGCTGATCCATCACGGATGCTCTTAAGCCGCGCTTCCAGCCCTGCAAGGATTGTTTCTGCGTTTTCTAATTGTTCTGCTTTTACATCTACACTGATGTTCTCATTATTATTGAGTTCATCCATGTATTGTTTGATATAGCCTATTTGTTCGGTGAGCTTAACGACATCGGTTGTATCAAAGTTGATTTTACCCATGCGCTCCAGCAATTCGCAGACCACATGCATGTGGTCTCCAACAGATATCGCAGTATTGTCGGCCTCCTCAAGCGTTGCGTCTACATCAGCTATTAGGCCCTTATCATCAAGCTTAAAAATCTCTTCAACGGTCCACTCCCCATCTTTGAGCGCTGCATCCAATATTCCGTGAAGATATGAAGCAACCGCTTCCGACGTTAGCTCTTCAGGCTGTCCTGTTCCTGTTTGTAACATTGGCGAATAAGCGATTGTGATCACTTGGTCGCCTATTCCAAACCCCATGCTTCCGCCTTTTACGGTCGAATGAGAACCGTCTTCATTGATCTGCACTTCTCTGTCGCTTAGATCAATATTTCCGAACTTAACAAATTCTTCATAGGCTTTCTGTGCAGTGTTAATCAGGCGTTGTGTCTTCTTATCTGTTTTTTCTATGGCGGAATCAACACCGGACAGATCGAAATCCGTGTTTGTGTCTTCTGAAGCCTCTGATACCTCTGCTACATCATCATATAATTCCCGGACATGTTCTTTTGCGGTTTCGACATCACCATAATCCACAGTGAACTTTAGTTTGTCAGATTCGTTGATCTTATCGACGTATTCCAGCGCCTCATCCAGCTCCACCCCGGCTTCTTGGAGTGCAGTGATAAATGGCTCGAGCGCAATGGCGTCATCTGCACCTAACGCACCAGCTTCTTTAGCAAACTTCTTGATCTCGGTCTCGGACATATTGAGACCTTCGTTCCATGCAGACAACGCATCACGGATTATTTCTATTCCTTCAGCCGACCAACCAAGTGCCTCTGCCAGCAGCTCGTAGTCTTCAATCAGCCAGTCAATCTGCCCGGTTTCTTCGTCAAGATGTATAGACGCTGCGATTTCATCACCCTTTTTGATGATGCGGTTCCCGAGGTCGTCCATCTCGCTTGTCCAACCGTTAAAGAACTCTTCTCCAGATGCGCCCCATAAAGCCTCCAGGAACTTAGCGCCCATGTCCTCTCCGCCGGTAGCCTGCCACACACCATCTTCATCAAGATAGCCAGCAAACTCTTTCATGAATGAGGACGCAATCAGGTCAGCTTTGCTCTTTCCATTCTTCTTGGCTTCGGCAATAGCTTCCGGGCTGAACAACAGATCTGCGAGAGCACTAATATAGGTAGAGTCTTTCAGACCCTTCTCAATATCTTTCAGGGCATTCTCGACAGCCTTGTTGAGTTCTTTATAATCGTCGCCCTTCATCTCTTTGATGGCTTCCTGATACTCTTCGAGGGCTGTCTTTGCATCTTCGGCGGCGTCGGTCACTTCGTTTAATGACTCAGCGAGCGGGCTGTCTGCAACTCCTTCTGCCGCATCAGCCGTTCCGTTCATAACGTCATTCAATGTTTCCTGGGCGGCTATAAGCGGGTCTAATGTTTCCGCCCATTCATCTATCACTTTAACTGCGTCATCGTATTTTTTCTTTGCTTCCGGCGCAGACTTAGCCAGATTCGTAAAGAAATCTATCTTCCCTGCCGCTTTCTTATCTAATGCGTCTCTATATTCGATAGCGCGTTTATACGCATCTATCAGTGCATCTATCTCTTCGTCGGTGTCAAATCGCTCAGACAAAGTTTTTTGCCATCCGGATGCCGCCATCCTGGACGCGGGATTACCCCATACTTTAGCAAGGTCCCAAGCATAATCCGGCATGCCCTGAGTTTTTTCCTGTAACGCCTGTTTTGCTTTCAGCACTGCTTGTTCAGCACTTGTCTGCATATCCTCACGTTTTTTCGCGATGAGGTCTTCGTATGCGCCGGTCAAATCGACAACCGCACCTTTTTCAATCCCCATTGCATCTTTAAGGGCCGCAGATGCAGAGTTCAGTTCTTGGCTTGTTGCCAAGCCTTTCTCGTGTAATGCTTCGGTTTCCTGATATGCTTCATATAGTTCTTCAAGCGTGGCAATTTCGCTCTGCGCTGATTCGGCGCTTTCTCGAAATGCTTTAGACTCTTCTATCAAGCCATCAACGACTTCTTGCTGTTCTTGTGTGAATTTGTTATACAACATTATCGTTGTGGTAAATGCTGCCGTAACAGCCGTTATACCCAACGCAACCATATTGAAGGTATTCGCTTGAATTGTTGCTTTACGATATTCCTCTTTAGTCAGTTCCAGGTTGTTCTTTAACCCGGCATACGATCCTTTAAGCGTTTCTAACTGAGCTGAAAGTTTTTGATACTCTGCGCTGTTTTGCTGGCCGTTCTGTGCCAAGAGCTGCATCTGTTGCGTAACAGACGAAACTTCTCGTGTATACTGATAAATAGCATTTTTTGCAGCAGAAAAGTCTTGGGCCATCTCTTTCGCAACGTTACCCAGTGAAATTGCCTTCTTGAACGCTTTAATAGATGCTAAGACTCCGCCTGTAGTAGCAAGCATGTTTCCAAGGTTCCCATATAAGTCAAGCACCTTAGTAAGCCCTTCGATAACGCCTTTAAAGAAATCGCTCTTTAATGTCTTTGCGACAAACTCTGTCCATGTATTGCTAAGGATTTTGGTTTTTGCTTCCCATGAATCAAGCATTGTGGAAACTTCTGCATCTGCAGTTCCGGCAGCTGTCCCCATGCCTTCAAGCATCTCTTTATAAGTGCCCCACTGTTTCAGCAAGGCGTCTAACTGGTTTACACGTAGCTTTCCGCCCAGAGCCATTTCAATCTGTGCCAGCCCAGACTTTGTAAGATCATGCTTTTCATACGCAGTGGCCAAGGCATCTAAAGCCTTCATGGGATTGATCAGATCACCGGTGGCTTCAGCCGCTTTTACGACATCAGGAGCATACTTATTCAAGGCATCACGGAGACCGTTGATTTGATCCTTAGTAACCGTAACACCCTCTTCTACTTCCTCAGTTGTATCTCCCAGAATGTTCAGGATCAGAGCACGAGATGCCGTAGCCGCCCTGGAAGCAGTCTCCTGCGTGGTAGCGGTAATTGTTCCGAGCATCGCCATAGTTTCTTCAGCAGTCATTCCGGCCATGCTTGCAACGGAAGCAACCCTCGGAAAACCTTCTGCAAGTTTATCAAGGGTTGTAGCGTAATTGTTGTTGATATAGTCAGCCTGGTCTACCAGCATAGACAGCTGCTCTATATTCCCTCCAAAGCCAAAAGCCTTATCTCCGGCAATCAGGAACTTATCAGCTACTTCCTGAGTGGTATCACCAACGAGCATAGTCTTAGTGGACAGCTCGGCCATTTCATCAGCGGTATCCGCAAATCCGGCTTTCGTATATTCATATACTGCCGCCATGTATTCGCTGGCCAGAATCCCGTATCTGCTGGCTGTTTCATATGCAGTGTCTTCCAGCCACTTTACGTCTTCTTTGCTTTGCCCTGTGACTTTTCGAATGTTGGTCAACTCTGTGTCAACCTTTTGCATTTCCTGAACAGCGTTTGCAAAGGCAGAAGCCACACCATTAATAGCCCCCTGGATCGCGGACCACTTTATTTTTGAAGTGATGGCTGTACCAAGATCAGATACGCTTCTTGTTGTGTCCTTAGTGATACTGTTCATCTTGCCCATGGTGTTCGCTGTGTTGTCGAGCTGCTGAGCGTTGACACCTATGTTGACAGTCCTTGGTTTTTCAAGTTCCTTAATGCGTGCTTCGAATGGCTCAAGTTTTGACGTATCTGCCTGGACATTGACTTTGGCCGTATGATCCTTTTGAACGGCCTTTAGGCGCCCCTCAAGAGTTTTCAGTTTTCCCTCGTTAGTGTTGACTTTGACGTTAACGCCATGTGCTTTTTCAAGCGCTTTAATCCGAGTCTCTAATGTACGTAAAGACTCGGTTTTTGCCTCAACCTTAACAGTGACAATATGCTGCTTCCCTGTCAGGGTCTTCAGCTTGTTTTCTAAGGTCTTTAAACTTGAATCATTTACTTGAACTCTAAGGGTAAGTGTGGCTGCCATTGATTATCTCCTGCTTTTCAAAAGCCCCTAAGAACTAATTGATGTTTAAGTTCGTTTGCGAACCTTTCCTCGTACTTTTCTTCTGCGTCTTCCATGAATGGACGAGCCCCCGCGCCGTGCATCTCCTCACCGATTTCAACAGCCTCTCCCAAAGGTATTCCGGTTTTCTGTGCATCTTCACTTGTTTGCCATGGGGCAGTCGCTTCAATTATCAATGTCATTTCAAGAGAATCCCCAATGTAAGTGGTGGTTAATTTAGGAGTTAGGTTGGCTCGATCCTGCAAGCCGCCTTGTTTTTTTCGTCTATAAGGATCAAGTTCTTCCCGTTTATACGAATAGACGTTTTCGTCCATGACTTCCTGAATGGTTTCCTGTACGCTCCGTTCAATTTCATGCGTCATGGCTCCTTCAATCGCATGTATCAAAGTGCCTTGGTATTCCGCAACTGATGAAAAGTCCATGTGATCACCTCTTCTTTCACATATGCGATAACACAACGCTTTGTGTTATCGCATATGCCTCTGTCCCCGCGAAAAGGGACAGAGGCTACAGGGGGAGATGTATGGATAACTGCTGTTATGAAGCAGCTTCCACGCTGATATTTACCGGACAGGTGAATTCATTGCCGGCACTGTCGGTATACTTGACAGTGACTTCTGTATCACCTTCCGCTATGCCTTCTACTAACCCGGAAGTGCTTACGCTTGCATAGGTGTTTCCGCCACTCGCAAGCGTGTAAGTGAAGCCCTGGGAATAGCTGGAGGGTTTCGCTGTTGATCCGTCACCGTAAACGAACACGGTCGGAATACGTGCTTCCTCACCAACCACTACAGAAACCTCTCCGCCCATTACAGCAAGTCCCTGAAGCGCCTGTGCGTCATCATCGGGAGCATATACGTAGTAAGCAAGTGTAGAGGTATCGCAGTCTGAGCAGACAGAAGATACGACAGACGCATCATAGGCAAGAGCCTGACCGGAAACCTTAGTGGTATCGTTCTGGCCCTGGTCGCCGGTGATTCCACCATCAGCCTGCAGTTTGAGGAACGGGATAGTCAGATAGATCCAGCCTACTCTGGTGCCCTGAGTAGATCCACCGGAAAGGTTGCTGTAAACAGCAATCTGCGCTTCGAAACGAACCACTTTCGGGTCGATCAGAGACTGGATGGTAGCAATCTGCGCAGAGGTGTTCTGTACATCGTACCATACCTTATATGTCTTTCCTGAAACAGCTGTAAAACCACTGATATCACCTTCCTCGCTGATCTGATAAGCAACACCATCGGTGAGCATAAGGCTCTTCGCACCGACTTCCTGGACGTAGCAGATGGCCTCGCTGTTTCCCAGTTTCGCAACCGGAACGCCTTCTGATACGTTGATACTGAGTGATTCTCCGGAAGCAGTAACAATCTGGCATCTCGGGACCGGAGCTGAATAGCTGAAGCGTGCTCCCATCTGGGCAGCCTTCGCCCACAGGGAGAAGTCAGCCGCTTCGAAGCCAACCGCGATGCTTGAGTCTGAGGGGATCATGGCAGCAATGGGGTTGCCTAATCCAGCCCTGATCTCGTTTAAGTTGGTGCTGGGTGTGATTGATCCCACGCTTGTCTTATTAGTTTGGTAATAGATATCCCCTGTTTTTACGTCTGAAAGAATGACGTTACAAGTACCCTTTGCATAGAGTCTCTCATCATTAAATGTAATCATGTATCTATTCTCCTTAATATGATCAGATAATCTTCGGTTACGTCTTGAGGACTTATATCGCCCCGGCGTCTTTCATCGCCTGCATTCCTGCTCCGTTTGCAAATTTATTCAGGTCCACCAAGGCATCTGAGCTGTCCTTAATCCTCTGGAAGAATGGATGTGGTGTCGGATTTCCGCCTTTCCACTTTGCGCCTGATCCTTCTGCGATAGCGCATACCTGATAATCAATGATCCGTTTGTGCATCTTCAGAAGTCTCGTCAACCGCAGTACCGGCCATTGGTAAATCTCTTTTTCAGAGACACCGCTCAGCACTACGGCAGCATCGACCATATCAGTCTTTTTGGCGTCAAGCTTTACTGCTCCTTTTTCCGCCAGGTCCTTCTCCGCTTGTACGAGTTCCGGGTTATCGAGCTCGTCCCGGATCTCGATTCCGTTCTGAGCTGCAATAATCGGCCTCATCTTCGCAAACTGCGAAGGCGTTATTGTCCTCGTTTCGCCCTGTGCATCTGTAAACATCAGGGCCTTCAGGTTCGTCGGGTCGTCCACTGAAACTACTTGTTGAAATTGCTCGCATTGTGTTCGTACATCGTCCTGGTCTTTAGCAAGCCGCAGAGCTAAGACCAAAGCAATGACTACGCTTGTGAGCAACCCCGTTGCGTTTTTTCCCGCGACAACCCTTTCACGATCCATCTTGAAGAATGCAGATAGCAGTGGGACTGACATTAAATCTATCGGCAGTGATTGCTGCATATAGCCGATTCCCGCACTCGCTATCAGATACTCTTCATAGAACTCCACCGTAAATGGGTAGAGTGTGAAGCCTGCTATTTCGATTGGTTCATACATTTCAACAAGCTTCTTGTATTTAGCAGGAAGTTCTTTCACCTGATTGTCTCCTTCCGATGCTGCGTGTAATAAACGAAACTGCTATCTTCCGTATATGTGCTTACCAGCTGACTACCACATCAGTTGGCGTTCCGCTTTCCTGCCAGTCAATAGCAAATATCGTATCCGAATAAATTTGGTCCCCCTCCGAATGGTACGTCGTATATCCACTGTCTCCGTGAATCGGTTTGCTGTAATGGATCGTACCGATTCCGGCAATGTCTACTCCATGCAATGCCTCAACAAGACATTGATGAATAGCAAACGACCTGCTATACGTTGGGGATTTTGTTATATTGTCCAGTGCATAATTCGTTATGATCTGGAAGTCCACTCCCAGGATGACCTTCAGGTCTGACCTTGGGATGGCATGCGTCATAAAGCACTTAACCAAGATCCTAGCGTCCGTCTCGCTCGGCTTCGTGTATATCTGTCCCATCAGCCTATAGCCTTTAGGATGCTTTTCCCGCGACTCTTCCGTAGACAATGTGACATCATCTCCGTTGTAGAGTAAGGACCGTTTCTGATCTGGTGTTGGCAATGGCTGCGCAAGCGGATTGGCTTCGTCGTACCACAGATATTTCGCAAGCCTTACCCTTGGACGCGTATTGTCATCTTTTGGCACGTATCCATACTTATCAGGAAGATCAAGCAGATAAGTCAATAATCTATACGGAATCAGTTCTGCCCCTTTCAGAGACGTAAACTGGTTCGGCTTCTCGTATGGATAGTAAGGACTGTCAAAGTTCCTCGGTTTCTGATAAGCCATCGGCATTACCTTCTCTTTGCTTTTTATATTCTCTGAGTTGTTTTTCGCTCTTCTCTGCCTGCTGAATCACTTTCTCCAAAGCCTCTGGTGTTGATGATGCTTCCAAATACGCCAGCAGTCGTGTCGCAGAACTGTTCATTGCTTCCAGCAACCCTTTAATATCAGAGTCAAGCCTGTATTTCAGTTCTGAATAGTCCGTCAGGATATCAAAACAAGTGTCTCTCAGCGCCGCATTATTCTTCATGCGGTTCATATCTTCAAACACATGCCCTCCGGCATACATATCGTACTCAGGTATAGACATTAACCATGGATCATCATCCTCTGTTTCAATCTCTTTCCCGAGATACATCTTGACGAATGCACCCATCAAGAAGCGGCTGCGCCGATCCGTGTTGACTTTGTAACAGGACGGTAATGCGCTGTTCAGGCTTTCGCTGTTGGCCGTGATATCCAAAGTGTCAAAGCACTTGGTTGCCGTCTCGTTGATAAAAGCCATCTTGTCTACGGTCGATACATACGTAACTGCATTCCTCACATCATCATCAGTAAGCTTGTAAAACTCCATGCGTCTTTCCTCCATCTTCTTCTCGCATAAGTTTATTGATGTATATATCAACGCCGATTATTTAACGGCGGGTTTTTCTTTTTTGGGGCAGGATACGCCGGTGCAATTTATCTCCCACTGACCTGTATTCTGGCAAAACTTCTGATGACCGCAGTAATCCATTTTGCCCTCGATAGCCCTACAGTGGATGGATACATCTCCCCGTTTCTTGTAAGCGTGTTTGCATTTGCAAGCCATTGTTTGTAATCTCCGATTTATCAAAATAAAAAAGGGCCAACGCACCCTGGAACTAACCAAAGTGAGTTGACCCTTGTTGGTCGTTGCTGTGTCCTTGTTGACAGAGCCAAATATATAAACTATATCATATTGAATTATAACATAACATAATGCAATTTGTATAGTGTTTATTTACATTGCTACGATTCTAGAACGATATGTTCCCCAATTTGATGCATTCATAAAGGCATTATATAAACTAGATGGCACAAATATACTTCCACTTTGTCCTGCTACTGCTCTATAACCACCGATAGGGGTGCTACTAAAAGCGTCGGTATTTTTCAATTCAGGAACCGCGGAAACTTCATTCAAATACAGAGACACCAAACGCCAGCAACTTTCAAACGCTCCCTTTCCGATGTATGCGCATTTTGGAAGGCTTAAAGTTGTGATTGAATGACAATTTGCAAAAGCCCACAGTTCAATAGTTGTGCACGCAGGAATACTAATGCTATTTAGATTTGTGCATCGTTCAAATGCACGGCTTCCTATAGACCCGCAAACCGAAAGGTTAATAGTTGTTAAAGAACTACAATATTGAAACGCCTGGTCTCCAGTAACAATGCAGTTCGGAATGCTGATATTCGTTAAAGTGCGGCAATATTGAAATGCTGCTGAATCAACCGCTGTGCATGCGGGAAGGTTTACGCTTGTTAGGGCGTAGCACTCTGCAAAAGCCATGTATCCAATAGTTGTGCAGGCAGGAAAGCTTGCCGATTCCAAAGAAGAACATAGTTCAAACGCAGCTTCTCCGATGTCTGTACACACTGGTAGGTTAATTGATGCCAAGGAATAACATGCGTAAAACGCTTCACTCCCCACATTTAAACACGATGGCAAAAACACTTCACTTAATCCAGAGCATCCCAAAAATGCCCCTGATCCGACCATCGAACATACTGGAAAAGATATGGATGTAAGGTTTGTGCATGAACAGAAAGCTCTTTCCCCAATTTCTTGTACTCGTTCCATACTAATTGAAGTAAGACCGCTATTACGATAAACCGCATAATCTCTTACTTTCTTTAATGTATTTTCGGTCACGCTTCCAGATACCGAATATCCTCCCAGTAATACTTTCATTCCAGTACCACCTTCTGTCTGCCCGCTTGCTATTTTGAAGTCTGGATTAATATCATCCATCTCTGCTATGGCTATATGATTATCCCCAGCGTTTCCGTTTCCCATTCGCAAAACCAGAACATTCGCGGATGATTCCACGTTGAATAGTTCCCTGGTGCATTGTATGGTTCTCTCACCGTCAAATGGAATCGTAACTGCAAGTGTTCCATCTCCATTATTCGTTGCTACCGTAGCACGATAGAAAGAAACATCATTTGAACATTCCTCTTCCAGTTTTGGCTTTATATAGTTTTTCCATAAGTTCTCAGCGAACTCGGTCATGTCTTGATTGTTCATACAGGTACGATCCTTTCTGATATCGAAGCCCAATTAGACGCAGCAACAAATGCACCGTATAAACTGGTCGGCACATATACTGATCCATATTGACCAGCAACATCGCTGTATCCCCCAATTGGTGTGGAGAAGAAAGCAGAGGTTCCAATTGATGTCACTTGCGATACTTTATCCAAGTATAGTGCAATCAAGTTGTAGCAACCGGAAAATATGCGCTGACCCAGATAAGTGCATCTGGAAAGATACACCGTTGTCAGATTATGGCAAAGATAAAGCGCGTAAGCATCGGTCGATTGGCAGATTGGAAGGCTCACTGTTGTAAGATTATCGCAAACGCCAAGCGCCGCGTTCCCCAGAAATTCACATGCTGGAAAATACACCGATGTTAAACCTGTTCTGTTAAACGCCCCAGCTCTGATTGCAGAGCATACTGGAAAAGAAACCACGCTTATGTTTGAACAGTTCGCGAATGCATTATCGCCTAAATATTCACACGTTGGGAAATTAGCAGATTCCAAATTCATACATTCATCAAACGCATAACTTCCGATATAAGAACACGTAGGAAAATTAATTGATTCTAGTCCTGCGCATCCACGAAATGCGCTGTTTCCAATATAAGAACATACTGGGGAAGATGCTTGTGTTATCGAGCATAGATAAAAAGCCTCCGCTCCAATATATTCACATGATGGAAAATGTGCATACGACAAGCTTGTACACCCAAAAAATGCGCCCGCTTCAATGGATTTACATTTTGGAAAATAAGCGGACACCAATCTTGTGCAATCACGAAATGCACTGGTTCCAATATTCGAGCACAGTGGAAAAGATGCCACAGTTATACCACAATACCGAAAAGCCTGATTCGATATCGTAGTACACGCTGGGAAGTCTGCGGATTCTAAACTCTGGCACTGGAAAAATGCACCTGCGCCTATATAAGAGCATTGAGGAAATGAAGCATATCTTAACGTATTACAATATGTGAATGCGGTTGCCCCAACATATGAGCACATAGGAAAATTGGCCGATACCAGATCAAAACAACTCCAAAACGCAGAACTTCCGATATAAGAACACACAGGAAAATCAGCTGACGCCAATTCGGTGCATTGATAAAACGCACCTACTCCAATTGAAGAGCATCGTGGAAATGATATTGTATTTAAACCAAAACAAGACCGAAACGCATAAGCTCCAATTGTTTCACATAAAGGGAAATTGACGGACGACAAACTCGTACACTGTGAAAAAGCACTACCGCCGATATAAGAGCACAGTGGAAATGAGACCTCCGTCAAGCTCGAACAATATCCGAATGCATACGACCCAATATATTTGCACGAAGGAAAATGCGCAGATTCTAAGCCTGTGCAATTTGTAAATACCGTCTCACCAATATAAGAACACATTGGAAATAGAACATTGGTTAATCTAGAACAATACCAAAATGCATAGTTCCCAATATAAGTACATTGTGGGAAAGATACCGTTTCCAAATTCGAACACGATCCAAATGCTGTACTGCTAATATAAGTACACAACGGAAAGGAAGCCGTCGTCAGATTCGAACAAAATGCAAACGCGGTGTCTCCAATATGAGTGCACGACGGAAAAGAGACCGTCTCCAAACCAATACATGACGCGAATGCCGCCCCGCCAACATTAGTGCATACGGGGAATAAGGCTGCTGTCAAATTCGAACAGTATGCAAACGCAACACTACCGATGTTGGTCACTTGTGGCATACTAATCGAGAGTAGACCAGAATTCGAATACGCTGCATAAGAACGAATGCTCAATAATGTGCTTTCAGAAACCAGTCCAGATACCGAATATCCGCCAAGCAAAACTCTCAGTCCTATTTCTGTTTCAACAGGCTCTGCGGTTCCACCAAGCATCCATTCATCATCATCAGTAGCTTTGGCAACGACCACATGGTTGTTTGCGACATTTCCATTTCCAAACCTACAGATTATAACCTGCTCTCCTTCGTTGACATCTTCAAGCGCCACTGTCCTGTTGATTGTTCTTTCTCCATCGAACGGTACTTTGACAGTCAAGGTTCCATCATCGTTCTTCGATACCACTGTAGCACGGTAATATGAAACGTCATTCGTGAACTCCTGCTCTATCTTCGGCTTTATGTAGTTGTTCCATAAGTTCTCAGCGAACTCGGTCATGTCATGATTGTTCATACAGGTACGATCCTCGATGATATATTTGACCAGTTGTTTGCACTGCAAAAATTACTGTATAGACTTGCGGGTACAAACACACTTCCGTATCTACCAGCCGATCCGCTATATCCTCCAATGGGAGTTGAATTAAAAGTGTCATATTGTAAAGTTGTTACTTGAGATACACTTTGCAAGTATAATGAAATCAAATTAGTGCATTTGTAAAACACACTATATCCGATGCTGCTACATTTCTGAATTTCAGCTACAGATAAAAGTGTACAATTTTCAAATGCATGACTCTCAATACTTTCACAAACAGGCATGGATATCTCTTTCAATGATACACAATTTGCGAAATCATAGTCGAACACATGCTTACACTTTGGCAAGTATACAGAGGCTAAATTCGAACAATTTTCAAACGTATGCCCTCCAAGCCCAGAACATACTGGCAACGATACTTCACTAAGGTTTGTACAGAAACTAAACGCCCTACCAGCAACATTTTCACACGCAGGTAAGTGTACCGTAGTTAAAGCTCTACAGTTTATGAATGCATCGTGCCTTACAGTCTCGCATAAGGGAAAATATATTGACGCTAGGCTGATGCAGCTTTGAAAAGCACCGCTTCCCACATAGGTACAAGCTGGAAAGCTGATATTTTCCAGGGAACTACATCCATTAAAAGCATACATGCTAATACTTGTGCATGCAGGAAAACTAATTGTTTTCAGACTGCTACATTGAGTAAAAGCCATCTCTCCTACCTTCATGCACTTAGGAAATAGAGCTGTCGATATTCGATAACAACTTCGAAAAGCACTGCTCTCAATTTCTGTACACTTAGACAAGCTAACATATGTCAAATAACTCTTTCCGCTAAATGAACTGTACTCAACGCTTGGTGCAGTGCCAGTCAGCATAAATGTTGTATCTATTTCTATCGGTTCAGCTCCTCCGAGCGACCACGTTAATAGTTCTTCAGGCATGTTTTCTCCTTGTTGATTACACAGGAACAATCCTTTCTGATATCGAAACCCAATTAGACGCAGCAACAAATGCATTGTATAAACTTGCTGGTACAAATACGCTTCCATATCTCCTGGCTTCCACACTGTATCCACCGATAGGTGTGCTTGAAAATGTATTATTACTAATAACAGGAACTGTAGATACTTCATTCAGGTACAGTGAGATCAATCGAAAGCATGCGCTAAATGGCAAGGTTCCAAAACCAGTACAGACCGGAAGGCTGACAGTTTCCAGTGATGCACAATATACAAATGTGCTACTACCAATCGAGGTACAAGCCGGAAGATTAACAGACCGTAAAGAACTACAGAAACCAAAGGCCATGCTTCCAACATATGTACATGCCGGAAAACTAATTGTTTCCACAGCAGAGCATGCATAAAACGCATGGCTTGAAATAGTCTTACAGGTAGGCAGGCTGATGTTTTCCAGAGCTATACACCACCCGAACGCATCACTCCCAATAACTGAACAAACAGGAAGACTGACAGTTTTTAGCTTTGTACAAGCCTCAAATGCACTCATCCCAACAGATGTACAATTTGGAATATTGACAGTTTCCAAGGAACTACATTTAGAAAATGCTTCTGATTCCACACGCGTACAGACCGGAAGGCTAAGAGTTGAAATGTTAATGCACCCTAAAAACGCACGAGTTCCAACAAAGGAACACGAAGGAAGATTTATTTCCGTAAATGAAGAGCAATCCACAAACGCATCATGGTCGATGTATGTACAGACTGGAAGACTTATTTCTGCAAGTGACAAGCACCATCTGAATGCGCTTGGCCCTACTGACAAACATGCACTAATGTTCACTTTTGACAGAGAGTAGCATTGTGCAAACGCACGGGTTCCGATATGAGTGCATTGCGGAAGGTCTACTTCTGTTAATGGGGTTGAATAAAACGCCACGCTTGGAACACTGGATGCATTTCCCGTTAAAAGAAATGGTGTGTCTGCCTGTATAGGTCCTGGTCCTGGAACAGACCCATCACTATAGGTCATCATGGCAATATGGTTATCCGCAGCATTGCCGTTGCCATATCTCCAGACAATGACTTCTGAACCTTCTTCGATAGCATTCAGTTCCTTCGTGACTCTGATGGTCTTTTCACTGTCAAAAGGTGCTTTTACATTCAAAGTCCCGTTTCCATTATTAGCAATAACGACAGCACGGTAATAAGAAACCTTATCTTTGGCAAAAGTTTCCCTGTACTTTGGCTTGATGTAATTATTCCAAAGGTTTTCGGCAAGTTCTGCCATTGCTGCGCTGTCGTTATCCATAAATATTGTATTCCCTTTTAATGTGTTTTCTGCTCTGCCAGATGATGACCGGTTTTTTCAATAACGGTCAATCGTGTTTCATGATCCGCTATCTTATCATCGTGCTCATCTAACTGTTCCTGAAAGTCTTTATGCTCTGCCGCATTTTCCATTTCCATTTTTTTGATCTGTTCACTAACAGTGCTCAAGATTACCGTCAGTTCGGTCATGGCCCTGGTGTTCTTGATCAATGGTGTTGAGACAGCAATAACAAAACCTACGATGGCTATTAGCACTGTAACTATGGTCCATTCCATTGCGTTTTTCCTCCCTTCTTTTGCAAATCAACTCAGTCAATCGGCATCTGTCGGGATGCGCCGTCATGTTCTGGTTTGTTTACGGGTTCCTCAGTTCTACAAGCTCGTGTAAGATTATCCCCCATGTCGCAATACACCATTGCCATCTTCTTCCTACACTCCTTTAATTTCTTCGACGTGTTTCAGCCACGCGTCTATTGTTATCGTCTCCATCGGCATTCCTTCCGCTACTGCCCTGTTTCGGATTCCGTTGGAGATAGACATCTTCTCCTGTTCGGTCAACTTCTCCCACCGATGTTTATGTTTCGCAAAGTAATCTGCGAACCGGTTCTCTACTGCATCACGATAGTCCTGGTTATTAATGTCAATCCATTCCTTCTTGTTCATGGTATAGTAAGCATCAAATATCATGAACGCCGCATAGAAGTTTGCTTTGTCATCGTGACCTCTCCTGCTGAATTCATCAACCAGGGCATCATTGGAATCCAGCATATTATTATAGGTCTTTAAGATATAATCCTTGTCGTGCCTGCAAACGCTTTCCTCTCTCCACTTCCAGAGATAGAACGGTGTCTGGCAATACTTGGCTTCCTTCGTTAAGTTCTGTGCAAGGATGTTGAAGTAACTGTCCTCATGGATCGTCAATTTCGGGTTGAACCTGATATTCTTGTCCAGAAGGTATGAGCGCCTGTGGAACTTACCGTGAACAAATGTCGAATCCATATCGTGATTCATATAGACTATCTGCTTCCTGTCCGGCGTTCTGGTCTCTTCGATGAAACAACTTGTGATTGTATCAAATCCACCGTCCTTGTTCATTTCATTGAAGATAATATACAGACCGCATACGTGGCAGTACATATCGTCTATATCACACCAGGTTATGTACTCTGCTTTAGCGGCATCCAGGCAAGAGTTTCTTGCTGCCGATACTCCCGCATGTTCCTGCCTAATCTGCTTGACTTCGAACGGATACTTCCTTGCTATAACGTATTCCCCTGTAGCATCAAGGTCTGTCGTGAACTCAAAGTCATGGGATTCTTCCCCGTCATGACAAATGATTACACCGATTTCGTTGAAATCCACGGACTGCTGAACAGCTATGGAATCAAGTAACGGGATAATAACTTCTGCCGGTTCCTTGTAGTGCGGAACTAAAATCTGCAATTTCATACTTTCTTTTCCCCCTGTGAATTAAATTGCAAATAAAAAAGGGACAACACATCTCGCATTTCTACGAAATGTATTGACCCTTGTTGGTCGTTACCATGCCCTCGTCGGCATAGCCTGTATACACTTTTTATTATTATATATTATAGCATACTGGTCTTACAGTTGTACATAACAATATGGTTTGGACATTATCAAGCGTAATGACAACGTGAGCGTGTTGACGTTATCTGTCGCCCACAATTGCCACATCTGAACACGGCATGATAAATCTATACATTCGTGTGCTACCCGGATACACAGAGGAGCCGGTAGTACTTGGAACGGTCTGGTTGCCAATATAAGCTTTATCAGATACCAAAGGTGGTGAAGACAAGTATCCCGAAGTATAAACAATCACGTAATCCCCGACCTGAACATTAATCGGTAAATCACTTGCCGTATATTCTTCTGTAGTGTTATCAGGGTTAGTGACTATTATTGTTGTTATTAAGGCGAGTGCCTCAGAATTAGCACTCAACTCAAAGCTACTCGTACCCCCCCCCTAAAATTGTGGTTGAAGCATTAAAAATCATATTGTTCCTCCTAACTGATTACTTAAAAATATTATCGTTGTTATAATGTATTGGCGTTAACATTATTAATTATTCTGAGCTTTCACGCTGTAAAATAAGTAAAACATCTGTAAGTCCCTGTTCAAAGGATATATCTATTGAAGAACCGTAAAAAACTGACTGTATGACTGAAAAAGTTACTTGATACTCTTGTTCGTCGAAATCATCACCTTCCATTCTTAGAGGCACACTATACGTATCCTCCGCGTAGCTTGTTGCGATACCTACATCGTTATAAAGTTCACCATTCAGGTATCCAATTCCATAAACCCACATAGGTTTATCTGTTAAAATCGTAACGCCCGGCAATTCCACAAATTTACCAGAATAATCCTCTGATGTGAAATGTAAGACAACTAAATTAGGGCTGTCTATACCCCCCCCTTTTTTTTGAGTCACAGTTGTAGTCATATTGAATATCATATATGCCTCCTTATCAATCCCTGCTCCATGTCACTGTTATATCCGAACTTGGCATTTCGTAAAAATCATAAAAGATCATATCATAGAGCGATTTAATCGGATTTAATGTGTCACCTCCGGCAGTAACAGTCGCAGTTCCACGTGCATAAGTGACTACAATGATAGTACCGGCCTCCTCTTGAGTTAACGTCGTTTCGAAATCTCTGATGGAAAGAATTCCTACTGACCCAGATTTTGCTATGTTGTAGAGCGTCCCTCCGCCCCCGCCGCTATTAGTCTCGCTCAAATTAAAAATTGCCATAGTTACCTCCTAAGAACCTGCCACGGTGTTACCCGTAGCAGGAAATAATCGTTTTGTGTTGTTAACTTTTTCCTGCGCTTACAAATACATCATAATCTGGCATTGTAAACGTCCATGTGTCCCCAGTAGCGAGTGTTCCGCTGGATGCTATTGTTTGACTGGATGAATTTGTTACCCAAGCAGAACAGTTCCTTATTGCAGTGACTGTTACTATTTCCCCAGCTACTGCACTTTGTTTATCCAACGCAACATAGCCTGTATTATTATTTGTAATGCTATGAGGGACTAGCTGCTCAGCCCCCCCCCTCAATAATCATCACATTGACAGCTACAGCAGCCGTGGGAGTTGTTGAGCAGTTAAAGGTAAGCGAATTAGCCGCCTGTGCCGAGCAGTAAACATCCGCTGCCGTGTATACATCCTTGCTTGCCGGAGCGTATGTAACGATGATTCCTGAGTTCGCAGTAACGCCTGAAACGGTCTTCGTACAAGAGCCGTTAGACCAGTCAGAAGTGGCGATATTTACAGTAGCATAGGTAATGGAAACACCACCGGACGCTGCCGCCGCTGCCCATGCTCCGCTGACTACTGTAAGCACCTTGTCATTGTCGGACGATGTTACTGACGGAAGTGCCGGGATTGATATATTTCCGCTTCCAAGTAAGCTGGTGCTGTTGATAGTCTTAATATTTGTTCCGCTTACCAGTGTGTCCTGCTTGTCCTCTACCATCTCAAGCAGAGACTTTTCTGCCGTCCAATGTGCCTCTGTCCATGACTCTGCCGTGGTAATAGCCGTATTGCACTTATAGATGCCATAACTGTATCTTACTCTGTCTCCAACAGCGTATGTCTCAGATGAAGAGTAAGCAGGAATATTCGTAATCAAAGTTCCAGCTATCGAGTTCATTGCTTTCGGTGTTAAAGCTAACGCCTCACTGGTACTGGTTGCCGATGAACTCAGCTTCGTCAGGCCGTAATAAGTAGTCGTAGCAGTTCCTTTTGCACTCATGACAAAATTCGTGCCGTCATACACAAAGTCAATTACTTCACCTGATACCCAGTAATATCTGTCAGTAGTTGTAGTTCCTACTCTGGCGATGTTAGATGCGCCTGTTCCATCTACGTTCAGAGTGGCGGTGCCATTATATGAGTTACCGCTGGTCATCTTTATACGAACCATTGCGCCGGTGGTCTTGACAAAATCGCCATTGGTCGTGGTTGCTACTTTAGCCGCTGTACCGGCACTGGTAGCACAAGTTGCGTAATATGTCTTATATGATCCAGGTGACTGACAGATATATCTGTAGTAAGTCCCATCATACATAAAGTAGACGACATTGTTTGCCGCCCACTTACAGAAGTTGGTCGCGCTTGCTACAGCGGAACCAACATAGATTGCCGCCGCACCTGTGGAGTTGATGTTCAATGTAGGCGCGGCTGCCGTGTTTGCTGTTGAGAATAATACGCCGATGATCGCTCCCTTTTCTTTGGCGTATCCCGAACAGGTCACGGCTTTTGCCGCTGTCGATGCCGTTGTGGAGCAGGTTCCGTACCATGTGGTCGTACCGCCAACGGATATGTCCCCTGATCCCAACAGGCTTGTATTATTAATGGTCTTGATATTTGTGCCGCTGGTCAGAATCGGCTGATAGGTTGCATCAGCTTTATCTTTGATGTCGCCGACCAAATATTCAACACCTGTGTTGTCTATGTATGCCATTGCATTCCTCCTTTGTTAGAAATGTTTAATTGGCGTGTTGGTTGTATAATGTTGTTTTATCTAGGGTCGCTATCAGTAATAGTAATATTGCTTTCTGGCATTTCAAAATAATATATCCTCTGGTAATCCTGAGGAGCCATAAATCCTGTGTCTACAAATGTCACCTCTGGAACAGATGTAATATCTCCACTCATATCTGCACATATATACACGGTATCACCGGCATAGGCCTCAGTGATTATATCGCTTACTTGCCCTCTATCGCCTGGTCTTGATCCGGGCGTAAAACTCGCATAAGCCGTAGTTCCACTAATCGAGTAGGCTGTCACTGCCCCCCCCACGCAGAATTGACTGCTGTCGCAATCTCCTGTTCTGTCATGGCGGTCATGCTGGTTCCTACACTCCCGACATACTGATAATGACTCCCGTCATAAACAAACTCATGCGCTCCGGCTGCCAGAACCTCCGCACTGATTGCCGAAGAGCCACGGTATACCGCCACTGCGCCAGTGGAATTGACGTTCAGGGTGGGTGAAGCCGCCGTGTTGCCATTACTGAACGTAATGATAATAGACTTGCCTGAAGCCAGCGTGAATCCAGAACAAGTCACAGTTTTGGCAGCCGTCCCTGCTGCCGTAGTACATGTACCATAATCGGGGCCTCCGCTTGCCGCTGAGATTACCCCGTTGTTGTCAACATTAATCGTAGTGCCGTCCGGCTGAACCACGCCCAAGCTGGACGTGGTTGCCGGTACAACACGACTATCTTTCAAATCATATGATTGATTGTTTGGGAGGACGATTGCTTTGATATTCGCCATGATTCCCTCCTAATATAGTCTGTGTGATGTGTAGTAAATTATTCGCTATCGGGTGTAACCGTGATCTTAGCCGCAGAGCCGGAGAAGGTTGCCGCAGACGGTACAGTAATGTTGCCGGTTTCCAGTCTGACCGCAGAACCAGAGAAGGAAGCAGCAGAAGGAACAGCAATAGCTCCAGTTTCGAGACGTACACCAGTGCCGCTGAAGGAAGCGGAAGCCGGTACGCTGATGTTTCCGGTGACAAGCCTTGCGCCAGTACCAGAGAAGGAAGCTGCGGACGGAACACTGATGTTGCCAGTCTCAAGCCTTACAGCAGAACCTGAGAAGGAACCAGCTGTCGGAAGGTCGAACGCAGCATTCGCCAGGGTCATGTAATCGCCAGCGAACTCGTAAGCAGCATCGCCAGTCTTAACAGTGACATCAGTTGCAGTGATGGAATCGCCAGTGGTGAATCCAAGCTGATAGAACGTAAGGACTTCATCAGCTACATTGTAGTAGGTGATGGCATTGTCCGGAGCAGAAGCAGTCGGAGCCGCCGCTACTACGCTCTTGGCTACAGTGACAGCAGACGGATTGTGGATCGTGGATGTAGCGCCTGCGCTTGCAGTGGAAATAGTACCTGCGCACTGGAAGGTGTGAGCCGCAGATGTGCCAGCCGAAGCAGTGATGGCCGGAGCTGTGCTGGAAGTCGTGAAGGATACAGTACCAGCAGGTGTGTAAGTAGCATCTCCAGAATCAGCTACAGAGACAGCAGCCTTTCTGCCTTCTTCTGTCAGAGTTATGGAGCCAGCAGGTGTGTAGGTCGCATCTCCTGAAGAAGCAGCCGATACGGTCGCAGTCCTTGCTTCCTCTGTCAGAGTGATCGAACCTGCGGGAGTGTAGGTCGCTGCACCAGAAGCTGCGGGGCTGACCGCTGCACTTCTGTTTTCCTCGGTAAGAGTGATGGAACCAGCCGGTGTATAAGTAGCTTCACCGGTAGCTGCCTGACTGACCGCTACAGTCTCAGTGCCATTGGTAAGAGTAATCGTACCGGCAGGAGTGTAGTTCGCAGATGCAGTATCGACATAAGCCATGTCGCCAAGATCAGACAGGTCGATAGCTGTGGTTCCTAATTTCTCCCAGGAGTAGTTGTTGCCAACTTTTACAGTGATGTACTCATCATATACGTTGTTCTCACGATCCTCGCCGGGAACAAGATAGATGGTGTACATTGTGGCGGACGAAGCTACCAGAGTACCAGTGATGGTCGTAGCGCCGTCTTTCCATGTAACATCTTTCGGGGTCGTGGCAGCATCGGTACTGATAAGGTACTCAAACGAGTTTAAGCTCTCTATAGCTGACCGTGCGACTTCATCCTTGATGTCATAGGTTACGCCATTAGGCATCGTAATTTGTTTGATTGTGGGATTAGCCATTGTTAACAGTTCTCCTTTCAATTAAAGATTGTTTTGAAATATTAGTGTTTCCGATTCGCATGAAACGGCGAGTCGCTCATTCCAGATTGCTTTTTCTTCAGGTGTAACGTGGATTGACATATCGTTGATATGAATGCCCAATCTCTCTTCCACCAGCTCGATAGCTTCCGCCATGGATACCTTGACTACATCTGTTCCTGTCCACGATCCTGTATGGTTGTTCTTGAACCGATACAAATCGTCTTCATAGATTACGTAGTCCCCCGCCTTATACGACAAGGTGCTATCGAACTCAGGCGCAATCATGTCCTGCGTTTTTGCTAACTCTTCTACGATTTCCCCTGTGGATGATGCCTTCATCCAGCAATCTTCGTCCCATGGACCGGTTGTGGATTTGGTGCATATATAAAGCTCATCGTCATAGATGCAGTATTCACCAGGCTTATAGCTTTTGCTCGGATCATAGTCTTCCGCCGATGGTGAGCCGCCCCCGCCAGACAAGGCTTTTATTAAGATATAATCTGTTACTTTCATCTATAGTCTCCTTCGCAGTGGCGCTTATCCGAGTTCGAGCCATCGTTCGTTCTCTTCATCCCAAGCAAAAATCTTTTGGGTATCCATTTCGACAAATGTGCTACCGTTTCTTATATTTCCTGTAGGCTTATCATCCGTGCTGAGTCCTACAAACTCATCTGTTAAATGTCCATCTTCTGTGACCATGACCATGCTCCTTTCTGAAAACTTGTTGTTTAGATTCCTTCTAACCAAAGCGTATGAGATACGCTGTGTTCTCCATATGATGCTGTTATCGTTAATGGCGTTACGCTTCCACCCCAGCATGTCACGGCCGCTTGATTGGGATATTCGGCAATCGTATATGCTTCTTCATCCGCACCATTTGCTGTCCATGTGATTGCCTGTTCTGTTGCCCGTCCTTCTTCGTAGTAATAAGCCTCAAATGTGATTGAGCTGCCATACGGCAAACGTCCCGGATAACTATTCAGAAACGCTACATGAGGATCCGCATCAATTCCTTCTACATTAACAGTGAAATTAATGTTCCGGTCGGGATTCTGATCCAGTATGACTCTGATCGTTGCGATTCCTTCGCCTACCGCAGTCACATTCCCTTCCGCGTCAACAGTCAGAACGCTTTCATCGCTGCTCTCCCACGAATAACTTACCGGGTGTTCTTCCGTTGAAGAAACTTCCTCCGTCTCGCCCAGGTAGCTTCTGGTACTGCGTGCCATAAACTGTTCTGTATCTCCCACTGTCAAAGTACTGCTGCCAAGGACATTTATGTCCCAAGCAAATGTCTTGCCTCCGGCCACGCGGTTGACCATATCATCCGTGTTGTCGTTTGGCTCGTCGTATCTAAGTGCAAATTCCATCAATCCGACGGAATCGTCTTCAAAAGTGAATTCAGCCTGAAAGTCCGAAAAGCCTGTAAGCATATATGCCGATGAGCCGAGAATGATCCTGCTGTTATGGAACAGTTGTTTTGTCGCTGCATTGGATTGGATCGCTGCAGGGAAATATCCTTTCGTGATCATGGTTGATCTCTGTGAATCCGGAGTGCTGGCCCTCATCATGTCAAGGTTCACGGCCAACGGTTCCCTGCAAAGATTTCCGTAATAGTCCAGGTAATTCCAAGTGGTATCGCATCTTCTGACAACAGCTGTCCCGCCATCCCCCATGTTTCTCGGGTCATCTACCAGCCAAACGCTTCCCAGCGCAATAATCTTTGCCCCTTTCCGCAGATACTCATATTGACGTTCTGCTATTAGGATCCGTTTATGATCATCGGCTGTAGATGTAAGCGTTGCGTTACTTACGATATCCGTGAACCGCAGATGAACTTTCGTATATTCAAACGGTTCTTCCGGGTTTAATCCCTGGACTTCTGCCTCAACGTAATTGCTGGAGTATTTTGCTTTTTCCTGTATGAATGTTCTTGTCTCCGGGGCGTTATATTCCTTTTGCTTACCGCTGTATTGTTTTGGACGATAGCTCCTATAAGAAAGAGAGGCGCTGTTTATTATTCTTGTTTTAGCAAGTTCATCTTTGAGCACAGCTATCCCCTCCTTCCACTTCTTATATCAACGTCTTTGCACTTGTTTTAAGAGTTACTGGCATGATCCGGTTGTATGCAACATCCTGTTCGTATTTTCGCAGTTCAGCATTGAACGTCTGGATCTTTGTCTGAACCTTGTCGCTCAACTTGGCCGTATAAGTAGACTCGTTAACAGTGCTATAGTTCGAGTCGTGAATCTTCGGCGTCTGATTGAGCCAGTTATTATCGAACCGGTCGTACCATACAAGCGTTACAGCTTGTCCGAACAGCCTGAGCATTGACAGGGTAAGGTCCGCAAACGATCCATCCGTATAAACGAATATCTCGTATTGCGCACCAACCTGTGTCTGGACCGTGAACGTGATGTCTCCCGTCTCTGCATCGTATGAAAAGTCTTCGTATGGAATTGCATACGTACCATCTTCCGAACGCAAGACGACCGAGCACAGCTCATATCCAATAAGCCCTGTGTGTACTACGGTCTCCTCGGTGAGGCTCTCGTCTGTTGCGGTCCATTCCGCCGAATCGAATTTGGCTTCTATGTAATTACTGTTGATATAATCAAACAGCTCAGGCGGACGATTGAGTAATGGCATGGCAGCAGAAACATAAGCGCTCATCGTTCTGTAAAACGCAGCCGGATTTACGTTTAGTTCTTCGGTCAGCCGAATATCATCGATGTATATCATGGCTTGGCTGATTACTTCTGATACTGTCGTTGCCATTTTGTTACTCCTGTTCTTGATTAAAAGCCGATCAGCTTCTTAAAGGTCGTCGGGCCACAAACACCATCCACGGCAATTTTCTTTTTCTTCTGGAACGCACGAACCGACGCTTCCGTAGCACGACCGTATGACTGGTCGCACACGCCCTGGTAATAACCATCAGCACTCAGCAGTTCCTGTGCCAGATATACGTAGATGTTCTTATCTCCAGCCTGTACCTGATGCACGACCTTCGGATTTCCTGCTATGCCAAGGATGTTCGTCCATGTAGCGGAATCGCATTCACCAGTGACCTTCAGTTTTCCGCCATGGTCTTTGATATACTGCTGATACTTTATGACTGCCTTGATCGTGAGGTCTCCGTAGCTTCCGTCAATCTTCTTCTGCGGATACATACCTCTGCTGCATAGCAGTCTCTGTAACAGCTTGACCTTCTTCCCCTGGCTTCCACCTTTGATCTTCGATACTTTGAAACTGTGCGTATCATCCGGTTCCGGCTCTCCCCATCTGCAAGAGGATGTGTATAAGCAGCAGATATTTCCTGCGAAATCGCTGAACGGATGCCATCCTGTTCTAACGGTCGATGCCGGATCATACACAAGATACTGGTCTGTGTTTGCATCGTATCCGACAACCGCAATGTAGTGGCCGCTCGTCGTCCACATGGGACTGACTACGTTATGCATCAGGAGTACACCTTCGCATCCGCTTTTGATCACGTTCTTCCACTGTTCGAATATGGAGCAGTCATACGTACCGTCCATACTGGATCCAAGCATCTTTCCGTCTTTGCCATAAGCGGCAAGCGCAGCATTGATGCCTCCCCAATATGTTCCGTGACCATCCGTAGTGGCATAGCCATTAGCGGTCATCCAGTCAGCCACCGTAAGTGGAGAGATTTCCAGAAGGTCTGCTACGGAAGTAGGTCCGCATCCTTGAGAAGCAAATGACCCTCCACAATATGTAGCGTTGTAGTTATATTGTTTGTAATCACAAGACATTTACTGTCCCTCCGTTTTCTTAGTCTCTTTAGCAGCCAGACGTTCTTCTTTCATAACGGCATCGCCTTTTAGCGCCGCTTTCGTATAGCTGTTGTTAAACCAGAAGGTAACTACAGACGTAACGATCAAGAAGAGTGTGCTTACCAGTTCGGATACCGTTGCTTCTTCGAACGGAAGTATAGGTTTTCCGGCTGCGGTCAGTGCCTGATTGATGATCGCAATGATCAGAACGACTGTTCTCGCTATGGTTGCACCGGTAATCTTATATTCTCCCTGCATTCCAACTCCTTCCCGATTACTCGATCAGATCCTGTTTGTTCATCCCCTCAAGAATCGCCTTGAACCCAGGCTGCGGAGCAATCTTATTCATTTTCACGACGACATCCCTTGATACCTTTCTTTTGGTTTCGGGATTCATCCATGATTCGTAATAAACTTTGGCAACAACCTTTTTGCTGGCGTCACACAGATCGGTATATATGTTTACAATGTCATCTGAGCATTCGAGCATGCGTGTGAAGACCTGTTTATCAAGGACTTCACCGGGTTTATAATTGACTCCGTACATCTCCCGTTCTTCATCTGTGAATCCGCCAAGAACGATCAACCATCTGTCTTTAATGAAGTCTCTCGTCATGGAATCAAGGATCCTCGACAGGTCGTTCTTCGGAACGCTGAAGTTTCCAACCTTTCCGGTGATTTTTCCATACTCGCCTCGTTCTCCAATGAGAAGCTCGTTCTCGTCTGCGACCGGTGCCAGCCATAAAAAGTCAACTCTTTCCCTGTCCTGGCTCACAAAGATAGTCTGCGGAACTGTATTCACCTGTGTTTTGAGCTGATTCATCTGCTCCTGAAGCATGTTGTTCTGCTCTTGTGACATCTCGAACTGTTTCTGCAGCATCTCGTTCTGTTTCTTCAGTTCTTCCAATAGCGCATTCTGTTTCTGCTCATCGGTTGTTGTAACCTCAGTTTTCGCCGGTTCCGCTTTTGCGGTCTGGTTAACTTCATTCTTCTTTGTTGATCTGGTTGCCATAAGTGATATCTCCTTTCTATCCTCTTTTCTCGATATCATTATTCAAACGGCTGTGGGGAGGGCTTGCACCTCCCCTGCGAAATATCTCCAGCCCTATTTCAGGAGGTCTATGAATACGATTAGATCGATGTCTGGCCTACCTTATCTGCGAATACAGCAGCAATCTCAAGCGCGACTGTCATGTTCGCACCGATCATGCCGTCACCGTTACGCATCGGGTCGAACTCGATGGTGATCGGAGTGACTGTGTTCATCGCAATCTTGAACGGCTTCCTTGCGTTGGAAGCGAGGATCCAGATTTTGTTTGTCGGAAGCAGTGTGGTTACTGCATCGTTCTGCGTTCCGGGAACCACTGCGTCTACGAGGGGCATCAGTTTGACGCCCATATATTTTCCGAGATATCCGCTGTTCACATACTCCTGGCCGAGAAGAGTAGCGATAGCAGCATCCATATCAGCATTCGTGGTGCCAGTAGCTTCCTTCGGAAGGACCTTTGACAGAGCTACAAGTCCGCCCCATGCAACAAGGTTTCCGATACCGGTCTGGTTAACAGCGCTCAGCTTGTTCGCCAGGGTTACCCAGTTAACAGAGCTGAACGTAGTCGTAAGACCACTGGGAATAAGGGTCGCATCTGCTGAAGCAGTTGTCAGAGCCGCAACGAACATGCCCATCGTCTTCGCGTAAAGTCCAGCAGTAAGATTCGCGAAGAAACGTCCGAAGTCCATATCGTTAGAGATCAGCTGCGTCCATTTGAATTTGAGCGCTGCGCTTCTCGGTTTCGGGTTCATGGTGATGTCCTGTGCGTACAGGGTGTTATCCGGCACGTTCCTGATTGCGCCCCAGGAAGAATCCTGAAATACTACAATGTCATTTGATGTGACGGTAACAGAAGCAGTCTCACCAAATCCTACCGGAATGACATCAGCAAACGGAGCAACCGCTTCGGAATAAACTCTCGGCATGATGGGGCTTTCAATCTCTTCATAGAGGCTCTGGAGCACTTTGAAGAAATCTCTGTTTGTGTAGAACTTCATGCTCTGGCGCTTGAAGTCTTCATAGGTTTCAGGAGCAGCAGCTCCAACCTGATTGCAGGCTACCTTGGCTGCATAAAGCAGATGTTTCGCCTGGAACTTCTCGTTGTAGTCTCTGTAGTCTCCGTCAGAGATCATGGAGACACCCGATGTATCCGCGGTATGCAGAGCGTTGCACATAAGTTTTGCACCCTTACGGGAATGCTCTGTCATGAGGATACGTCCCATTGTGACCAGCTCGTCACGCTCCGGATCCTGGCTGTTGACAAGAAACAGTTTGCTTGAAATGTTGTTAAAAGCTAATTTTGTCATTGTTCACACACTCCTTTCTCAGCTGCCCACAGACACTTTGCATGCCTTGACATCAATGTATGCGAAGGACTTGCGTGAGCCTTTGGTGAAGTATCCGCTGCCGACCTTCTCGAAGTAGATCGAACCTGCAGCTGTCGGTGCGCTGGCTTCCTTCTTCAGGAAACCGCCGTCGATGCTGAAGTATGTGCCGGTCGCGTCGTCCGCGTTGCCTGCGCCAAAGCGATAAACATTGATGTTGTCGAATCTAACCAGAGTGAAGGTATCGGTATCGCCGGCGTTGATGCCAAGACCAAGGGTCTCATGGCCGATGTGATACCTGTTGTTTCCACCCTGGAGCATCTGCGACTCATAGGGGTTGCACGCATAGATCGGGGTGTCGATGTTCGCATCGGAAGTAGCGGCATTCATGATGTATGCGTTTTCGTTGTAAATTCCGGCAAAGCCTTCGCAGGGAAGCAGGCCGTTCGTCACACAAAGTGTTCCGGCACTGCAGTCAGCAGGATCATCACTGACCTTGTACAGACCTGTCACGTTGCAAAGCTTGTCCCATTCATTGTTTGAAACTCTCGCTTCAAAAGCGGTATTTGCTGTAAATGACATATCTCATTACTCCTTTACTCAAATTTTTTCAGCTTTCCATTTGGCCAGCAGTGATGCTACGTCATTCGCCTTGGCCGGATCTTCCTTGGCCATATCCCACAGATACTGGGACTGCGCTTTAGCAGCGTTTCTGGCAACGGCAGCCTTGTCGAACTCCATGACTGCAGCGGCGCATTTCGCTAATACTGCATTGCAGACAGCTTCTTCTCCGCACCAGTCGCCTTCACCATTGATACACTCGGTATAAGCGCCGGCATCAACCGCGGCGTTGATATCGTCAAGAATCGCTTCGTTGACTTTCTCTTCGCGGTTCGCGTTGAATTTAGCAAGTGCTTCTTTTGCTGCCGCTTTAGCTGCTTTCAGCCTGCGTCTCTTTTCCGCAGCCTCCATTGATTCAAGGCTTTCTTCTGCTGTGGTCAGCTTTTCCTTTGTAGCAGTAAGTTCGGTGTTTGCTTTTACGAGGTTCGCGCTCAGCATGGCGGTGAGCACGTCAGACTCAATATCAATGTGCTCTTCGCCAAACGCGAACTGCACATATAAATCGACATCCGTGATCTTCTTCGGATCAATCATCGCGTCCATGCTGTCCATCGTATAAGTAGCAGTCGATCCATCAGCAGCCATCAGACAAACATGGATGCCTGCGTCGTTCCGGCCTGCTGCAAGAACGGTGTACCCCTCGAACTTAGGTGCTAAATCGGCAACCTGTTTCTTCGTGAATACCTGCATCGTTGATTCTCCTTTACGATTTAATTGTGTTTGCGGCTTTTTGGTTTCTGTGCCTTCATCCGGTTCTTTGTTCTCTCCCGGATCGACAGTGACGTTATCATCGTCTTCATCGTCATCGTCTTCGGCATTTATTAATGAAGCGGCCCGGAGCTTCAGCTCCTGGAACTCACTTTCAATCTCTTGTAACGCTTTGATATTTGCGCCTGGGATCGCAGGTGCTACACCCGATCCGAGAATAGTGACGCCGATTATGTTATAGTTGGTAAACACCTCTACATTCGGATCGTCTTGATCTATATGACCCTCTATAACCTCCGTCTCTACCGAAACTTCCATAACACCTTGTCGCTTGATATACTCCACTAATTCATGAGCGTAAAAATCAAACAAACGACCTTCTGCGACCAACCAGGTCTCACCATCTTCTTCTATAAGTTTCAAATCCTTTGGGTCGTCACTAATGGTTCCCACCACTTGTTCCAATCCAGGCTTGCTTATGAAGCTGTAGTATTTTTCTCCGTTGGCATCTATGCGCTCCTCCATAAGGTGGCCGTCACCAATGCGTCCGCCCGGAAAAGCGCATAATATTGGGCATCCAAGGGCAGACATGTAATGCTCGTCTAAGTTCTGGTAATTCCATTTATTCCTGTTAAGTCCAGAGCGCATCATTCTCAGCGAAACTCCAAACTCATACTTGTTTAGTTTTTGTGTGATTCTTAACTCCGCTATTGCCATATGACTTGTGCCTTTCTGAATCTGTTCTCCTATCACTGGATAATTTTTCAAAAACAAAAGGACTCAGAAACACACCCTGTGTTTCTAAGCCCTTGTTGGCTATTCTGCCCATCTCGTTATGAACAGTAATTATTTAGTTTCTCTGTTTACCTCTTCCGCACGGCGGCGTTTCGAATTCTTTTTTTCTCGCTATCCTCACGTTCTCCTCGAATATCAGTGTGCGATACGAAGTCCGTGTAATTCTGACGTCAGCGTGCTTGGCCAATATTTGGTTGATGACCGGCAAATCTTCTGCGCCTATGTATTCTCGCATTCATTGTCCCCTCAACCACCATAACTATCCTGATCTTTTTCCTGGCCTTCACTGGTAATCCCTTCGCTCTGCGGTCTCCCACCCTCATCTCTTGTGGGGTCTGCATTCGGATCCGTGATTTTTCCGTGTGGCGGCAATCCAGATCCTTCCGGTGATCCGCTGAACGATGTCACAAGCGGCAGTCTCTTATCCAGTATTCCGCTTTCGTATATCGCATCGCTCCAGGCAATATCTTCAATGATGCTTCTGTCGTTCAGTGCATTCAGCATCATGTTAGCCGGCAGGATGCCGAGCGTCATTTCTTTTCTCGCCTCTTCCCTGAGACGTTCATCTGATTCCAGGTCACCAAACATGTAAAATCTAAAGTCGTATTTAAGATTCAGGTTATCGATGACGCTGTTCATCATCCGTTCCATGCAACGATAAATTGTTTTGGAGAACTGCGACTCTATCTTCAGTGATATCTGTGCCAGACCAGACCTTGCATCTGATGTAGTGGGGATAATTCCTCCCAGTCCGGCTTTATTCATCGTGTCCTGGTATCCCTGAGATACAATGTTCGTAGCGCCTGGAGCTTCCGGAAGAGTCTCCATCCGCATGTTCTTAAATGGTGCTGAGTATATTCCTATGCCACTGGTATTGTTCATGTTTAAGGTGTTGTACCACAAAGCCTCAAACATCATTCGTCCAGCATTACTAAGCTTGTACTGATCCTCTGTATATGAATCCTTGTTCTCATAATACGGTATCTCACCGGTCAAAATGGCTATCAATGGATTCTGGAGGAGCTCAAGCTGAAGGCTTTCCAGCTGCGACAGCTGAAGCATATCAAGAAGCAGGCCCGTGAAAGGTGTTGCAACATCACGCGATACATCGTCTATCTCAAACGTAAAGACCTTATCTACCGGCAGCGTTACCCAATAGAACCATCTTCCATTCTGGCAATATACATCTGCATCCGGCTTACGCTCTGCAAGCTTTACTATGTTGATAGAATTTCCGCCCGCATAGACTATTTTGCTTCCTACGCCACGCGGTATTTCTTCCAGACTCATATCATAATCTTCAAGATACGGCAGGAACAAATCGCCAAACTGTCTGGGATCCGTCCCGTATTGCGAAAAGTACATCATGTCAAAAGCCACAGTGTACTTGGATATATTGTTGTATCCTACTATCTTCGTCCAATCACTCGGAAGCTGCTGCAGGAATGCGTGATTAACCTTGTTATGAGCTTTATCAACACTGTATCTCGGCGTGTAAAAAACCTTTCCCTCTTGTAGCGACTGTCCGGCTATCTGGTGTGTATAAGACTTGATATCAAATGTTGTGCGAAGCTTCTCTAACAGTTTCCACTCACGCCAGAAGTCGGGTTTTGCTGCATCTTCTTTCTCTGTGAGATACGGAGCTACATAGCTGTGATAGGTTAAAAGATTCTGATATACGACTCTCGTATGGAAGAATGGATACGACGGGCTTTCGAGCCAGTGTACGGCCTGTCTGATTTCTTTCTCGTTGGAATCAACATCGTCCAACATTGACTCCACTTGGCTTTTCTTGAACTTCCGCGCCATCGATGATATGTGTTTGGCGCGACGATTCTGTGCATATGGATCCCGATTCCCAAGTGCTCCAGTTCCGGCCGCGATTCCAAAGGCCGCGACAAGCCGATCATACGGCATATCACCATATTGTTTGGACAGTTCTTGAACTCGCCTGGTTATTTCAGGAAAGCTCGCATACTTCAAACTGTTAAGTTCGGTCTCTACGTTAACCCTGTCCATCCTTTGCCTTTTCTTCCCGTAATGCATTCTCCAGACGGTCCACCATCAACACCATATCATTCGATATTTGTTCACGGTGCTTTGCTGTCTCTTCAGCAATAATCACCGTATTGCAGTCTAAGAGCCAACGCACATCATCATCTGTCAAATAGCTAAGTTCACTTTCGCTTATTGTATTGTAGCATTTATTATATTTCTTTTTGTATCCCTTTACGTAAAATAAGATATATGTAGGGGTAATCCGATAAAATCTTTCGTCCTGAACCACCTCTATGTTCTCCATTGTGGTTTCAAGCGCGTACAATCGATACCTCACTTTTCTCTTACTCATAATGTCGCCCTCCCATTCTGCGAGTTATCATGCGTCCACTGCCGCCTCCTGCCGGCATGACTATTCCTCCATTCTGATATTTCTCAAGCTCCTTTGCCCAATCACTTGTGCTTTTTTGTTTTACTAAATACAGACGTTCCAGTTTCTGTGCAAAACGCAGAGCATACTTCAGGGCCGACCAGCTATCTCTCTGGATTGAAGGTGTGATCCTTCGTTCGCTTATTCCGTTCCCAGACGGTACTTGTTTCAGGTTCTGGATCTGACTGACGAGCTCCTTTGTTTTTTTGAACGGCTTTGCTATGGCCACATCCGCATAATCATCTTTAATCCGGTGATATTGTTTATATGTTTTAACGCCTTCTGCTTCATCCGATGTCAGTAACTGTACATTGTGGTTCGCAAATTGAGTCTGTGCATTACGGACCATTTCACTGTCAGGATCCGTTGCTCCTGCTCCACCTGCTTTGATCGGGTAGATGATCGGAATTGCGCCTTCCAGTTCGTAAGGTACGTATTGATCATGGTCATAAATACACAAAGGATTCAGACCGTCTCCCAGGTCTTGCATCAAGCTTTCTATGACCGCTTTTCCGTAAGCCCATCCGTCTACAACAATATATGTTTCTGATCCTTCGTAACAAAACCGATACCATATCTCTTTCAGCTTCCTTGCCTGAAGCATCGCATCCATTGGCGCCCAATCATCCAGCCACACAAGCTGTTTCAAATACTTGTCTCTCTTAAACCAGTCTTTCTGCTTTGTACATTTCACCACTCCACAAGCGCATTTTGCATTCATGATCGAGTCTTCATACGAAACGTCATAAGCAACAATGTAAATGACGTCTTTCGGCTTTATCTTATTATCACGGTCTTTGCAACAATGGTGTTCTTCCATCAGGAGCAGGTTGCGGCTTTCTGCCAGGTCTTCTTCCCGAATGATGGGATTCTCCGAGGATCCTGTGTATCGACTGCACATCTCACGCATCCATTCGCTTGCTGTGGAATCCGCTTTACGCTGCATAGCCCATTCATAAGACCTCATTTGGGACAGTACGATTACTTCCCATGGTATGTCCATGACAAATGCTTTTTCGTTTGGATTATGCGCAATCATCAGTTTTAAATGATTCCTGCGTGAAAGATATGCTGGATTCAACTTGCTTGTGGCCGAAGTGATGGAGTGCTGTTGAAACTTAATAAAGTTCGGATCCTCTTTCTTTCCTACTCTGTACTTGTTTCGAACAGCATACAAAACAACGGTTGAATACTCTTTATGGTCAAACGCAGGGTTTTCTTCCTGGGCATACTCTTCTGCAGTAACGTCATGGATATTTTTCCCTCGAACGGCATTGATTGTAATACGTGAGTTATATTGCGTATATATCTCCCAGTTATCGTTAGCTTCATGTTTTATCTTGTAATGGCTGGCGATTACCGGGTAATCTCGTGTAAGATCAGCGAATGCCGTAGCAGCAAGTTCTGCCTGCTGTTTGTACGACGGGCCATAATAAGACGATTTAATCCCAAGCCACATCAAATTATGCGCAGATTTTTGAAAGATTTTGCATGTGGTCTTCGTGGCAGAACGACACCCTGTAATATCAACGTATTGATTTCTTTCAAACGCACGGATCATGACCCTTTGTATCAGTTCCCACTGGTACTGCGCTTCGTCACTTCTAAAGATGTCTCCCATTACGTCCGGATACCATCGGAAAAAGCTGATAAGAAAGAACCACGCATCTGTAATATAGTCATCATATTCTCGTTCCTGTACGTCTTTCTTGGCCTTTCCTCTTGTAGCACGCCATACTTTCTTTAAAGCCATTCTTGTTTCCTCCGAGTCTACTTACACAAAAAGACTAACACGCTTTGGCATTTCAAAGCGTATTAGCCCTTGTTGGCTGTTCCCGCACCCGCGTTGGTACGAGCAACTATATATTTTTGATTCTTACCGTTCTCTTACTATCCCCAGTTGCTGATATGTTCTTTCCTCAGTTTCGTTAGGCTCATCTGCGAATTCACATATGACATTCTCATCAAACTTCAGGTCTTCTCTCAACTCTGCTGTCTCCGGTAGATTGTCGTTCGCATACATGTTATTCTGTATCATGTGCAGCATCTGGTCTGCTGCATCTATGGTGTACGGATATTTCTGAGACGGCTGACCACCAAGCGCACCGAGGCGCCTAAGCAGCTGCTCCTGTACTTCCTCGCAAGATAATAACTTTCCTCTGCGCATAAGCCCTGCCTTTGTCAAGGCATCAACAATACTGTCCAGCTTCAGTTCTTCAACCGGCTTTGTATCCTTCTTTCTGAGCTGTTCTGCAGCCAGCCTGTCCTGTATAGTCTTATTGATTTGTGAGTACATGTTGATGTCATCTTTGGTTCCTCTTTCTCGACAGTGTTCCGCAAACAGTTGATCCTGACAGGTGGCACGCAGAACATACTCTGCCTGAACGTCCATTCCACCGGACTTCAGCTGACGATCCGCATACATCTCAAACAGCTCATCTAAACGTCGATAGTCATCTTCTGTGTAGGGATTTGTTTTGCCTCCCGTCCCCCAGGTCATAGCCCAGCGTTCTTCATCATCCATATTATCTTTCAAAATAGTCTTAATATTAGTTTCGCCATCAAGAAATATCTTCTCACGTTGTTTCGCGTAATACTCTTCAAAGGTATCATACTGTACTTTGCTGCTATATTTTACATTGAACACTGCGCAAAAACAAAATAGTGCAACATCTTCCCCTATGTCTTCTGCCAGTATTTGAAAGCGTTTATCGCGCCATGTTATACCGTCCATTATGTCCTCCGTGTTTTCTGTAATGGTATTCTCAATTCTCGTGTTCTCTTCTCTGTTTGCTGAGTTCTTCTAAATATCTAAGAACGCCAACCGCCAAATGTTCCCCTAATCTTCCGTGACTATGACATATCTGCTTATAATCTTGTAAAAGGAATCTCCACGCATCATCATCCGTTTGTGTGATCCGATAATACTTCTTGAGCAATTCCCATGATGCTGTGAACGCATCCTGCTCTGCCGGAATATCTTTTGCACTCACTGTCAATGATCGATATTGTTTCATAAGTTCCCTTTACAAGTCCTCGTATTTATTGATTCTTCTTCTGCTTCCCAGTCTATACATGAGTCATCATACCCGGTCCAGTCAGAACAATACTCGCTTTCATTATTCACACATACCCAGTATCCGCTTTCTGTTCTTTTATGCCACTTGCAGCATCCGCATATTTGATCCGAATCACGCATGGTAATATCCTCCTATGAGATTTCTTTCGCTTCTTTCATTTCTTTGAATGCTTTCGCTATGATAGCAATATCCACTCCCATATCATCTGCTATCCAGGAAAGGCTTTTTCCAGCGTCGTACAAAGCTTTTATACGTCCTCTATCCAGTTCCTCCTGCGCACTCTCTTGCTTATCTTTCGTTATGCCGATTCGTTTGAGAGTATTTGTTACATTTGCAGGTGTGCACCCAAGCTCCCTTGCTATCTCGGTGGTCCCCTTGCCGCTTTTGTACAGTTCCACCATTCTCTCTTTGCTGATTCCTTTGCTGGATCTTGACTGTTTTACCGGATCATGCACGCCTTCTTCATCGGTATCCTGGATTGTATCGAATGTTTCCAGTTCACAAAGGAAAGCACAGTTGCAAGCCACGTGCCAGAGTATCGGAAGACCACTTTCTTCATCCAGACCATGTGGGTTGTCCAGGTAGGCCATCCAGTGGCGATACATGGCATCACGATATCGTTGAATATCTACGCGCTTCCAATTGTCAACACCTCCATCCGGATACTTCATCATTCCGAATCGACGCACTTCTGCAATATCCCATATCATTTTTCTCGGTACAGCTGTCAGCATGAGTTTCCCTGCATCTGCTTTAGCTGTCTGGTCTCTGTCTTTATCCATGTACTATTTCACTCCTGCTCTTTCCTTGAGCACTTCCACCTTTTCAGCAATCTCGTCTTGATAGTCTTCCATCATGTCTTTCCATCCGTCTTCGTAGTCATAGCATATATCCTCATCGCCAGCCGCAGATTCAATCGCCTCAACATATCCTTTGAGCATATCGAAGTCCTTCTCGTAACAATGGAATGAGTTAGCCCTGTGTGTATATTGACCGACTTCTACTCCAAGTTCTTTAGCTATCCGCTCCTGTAAGCAGATCAGAGCGAATGCATTCATGAATGTTGCCTTGCAAGCATCGTTGCTGCGGAAGAGAACTACGCAGTCTAATTTGCCGTTACGGATGAAATACTGGATATTCTGAAGACACGCAGGATCACTGGAATAAGCATCAGCACAAACATCTCTAATCACCATTACAGCTCTTCGACTTGACGGGTTATGTTTAAGTTCATAAATCACAAAATCTATCTGGTCAAGACGAGTTAGATGGCTGACAGGATAGTTCGTCATGCGATCATGATATGTGTATTCCCAATTACCGGCTGCTATCTCAAAGTCCAGGATACCGTCAAGCATCTCTTGTCGGTACTGTTCCAATTCTGCTGGCCCGCCGATAAACAGCTTAGAAATCCTTGGCTCTTCCAACGGTTTGAGGACTACCATAGTCATTGACAGTTCCTTCTGTTTCTGGCTCCAGTCTGCACAGTCGGCTATCTCACCACTAAGTTCCAGTTCATGAAGCGCCATGTGGTACGCTTCCGGTAATGTTCTACCCCTTACTAATATTTCGTACATCTGATCTATTCCTCCTTAAGAGACAACGATATTTGCTTCCTTTGTATAGGCATCCATATAAAGCTCGCCCTTGTCCCCATTGTACGTGAACTCTGCATAGGTTGAGTCTCCGTCAATATTGGTGCTACATAAGCACTTATAATTCTGCAAAGTCTTGCAGGACCAGACTACATAGGTGTTATTATAAGCGATTTGGGTGCTTCTGTGATTGTCGAACCATCTCTTCAACTCAAGCCTGCACGTAATCTGAAAATCTTCCATCCCTGTAAATTTCATTGTTCTTCTCTCCTTTTTCCCTCGCTACAATAATCCGTTTCTTTTCGTTCTTCGTGCCAGCGATAGCACCACCAGCATTGTTCTTCCGGTACTCTGTTGTCAGTGAATTCGTAATATTGGCAATACTTACAATGTATGATAGGCTCTATATCAGCAGTGGACATATACTCATTGCAAGGAAAACCTGCCGCTTCTCGTTCTTTATATTTCTTGAACAGTTCATCGTTGTCAAAAAACAGTGGGTTTCCAGGAACGAATATATCTCCTACGATGTTCTTGTCACGACGGCAAACATTTGTGTGAATACAAGTCTTGCACATTTTACTTTTACTCATCACATTCCCCCGTTATAATTTCCGCAATGCTGACAATAATGAGCCGGATACAATGCTCTTGTCTGGCAGCTTGGGCAGTAGAATGCGATTTGTCTATTCCCGTCTGCATCTGTCTCTGTACAATCCACACACCACTTTTCCCCGATATTCTTCCTTGGCTGGTTAGCAGGCATCAATAATTTTTGTACGCTCATATCCATTTTCTTCTCAATCATTTGTTTTGTCTCCTTTAAACCAAACCTCTCAGCGCAAAAACAATCTTTTGTTGGGCATATTTTTCGGTAATGCCACTCAAGGCTACAGGTTTGCAAGGAATCAATCGTTTTGCTCGAATATGGGCAATTCTTGACATACTCATTTATTTCTTCTCTGGTCATCAGCCGTCCTCCTGCTTTCCAAATTCATCTAGCCAATACTCAATATCTTCCATAAGGCAGTTGCCGTCACATTCTGCATCGTCATAAAATACTGTTTCTGCGAGAATGTTTAAAACATATGATGATTTATCTTGTCGTTTCAATAACTGATGTGCTGCGCGTAAAAGAGTTTCTGCCCTATTTGTAGCTTCATTCATCATTCGCTATCAATTCTCCTTGATATCTCTCCAAGACCATACCCCAGTTCTTTTAGCTGCTGTAGAGCCATATCACGCTCCCACTTAACCTGAGTAAAGACTTCCCTGGATACAACATCAGCGGCTTCAGGGCATCCTTCATCCGTCCAAAAGTCAATCGCATCTGCAATCGTCATTTCTTGCACAAAATGCTCTTCGTGCTCTTCGTCAAATATCTGCACGTGAACAAGTTTATCCGCATTAATATACTTCTTCGCCATCAGCCGTCCTCCTATTCCTCTCGCTCTTCTTGAGCCATCTATTCCCAGTCCTCCGTTTCGTTCCACCGTTTTATCAAGCGCCTTCTGCATTTCTGCTGCTCGTTGTATGACATTGTTGTTAATTCTTGATACATCATGTATGTGCAGCTTTCGCATTTGATATACCAACCCGGGCTTCCGCCTAACGGATGGTCGCACAGGCTGGCAAGTCCCCCGCTCATTCCTGCTATCCATTTGATGCTGACGGGATGTTTGCAGTTGGGGCAATGTTTCAATTCATTTGTTTCCTTCGCCATCATTCATCCTCCTCGATATATTCCTCATAGTGGATACATGCTATCCCTACGTCTTTCTGCACTTCGCACTCTGCCTGACAGTTGACGTATCCTGTTCCTCTATCATCATTCTCCACGCATTTCTGGCAATGTATGGACAGCCAATCGTTAATCAGATTTTGTCTTTCTGCGGTTGTCATGATTCGTCCTCCTTATCATTTTCGTGACCTTACGAATATCATTTGCCATCATCTTCGTCCTGAATTATCTGAGTCATCTTCCATCCCGTTCGCTTCTTGACCACTTCCGCAACTTGTGGCTTATAGCATCTGACGCACTTTCCGCCGTTGAACATACTGCACCAGTAATATTGTGGTTTCTGATTCGAGCGTTCTGCTTCTTCCCATTCTTGGTCTTGAAGTGGTACACGCCTGCGGTTATAGTACGGTCTTTTATCGTGTATCGTTTTGCGCTTTACCATTTACTTATCCCCCGTCATCCATTCTTGTGGTATTCAATTTTGTCTTCGGCAATAATGCTTCTCACCATCCAGTCATATCCGCAGAACCCTCGATTCTTCCGTCTGAGTTTCGCCGCTTCTTTAGCATCTATGATTCTGCATGATACGCAAGCAGACCATCCGTCTTCCCACCTGTAATAGAATGATTTTCCATCAAGTTCTTGTATTCTTTTCTTATTTAAGCCAACGCTTCGGTCAGTCTTAGTGATAATGTGAACATCGTTTTCTTCTGACCACCTGCCGTTCCCCAAAACCACGGATCATCTTGCTTTTTCTCTATTTCCTCAATAAACGCATCCCTGTCAATAAACACACGCCGTGCGTTTTCCGTGCGTTTATCGTGTGTTTCTACCAGTTCCCCGTTCATGTGATATTCTGGAATATTCGGTATTTCTGCCGTCCAGTGTTCGCAGTCTTTTGAATCGCATTGAAAACACATACACTTTCTGTTCTCCGGGCAAGTAAACCCTTTATCGTGCGTTTCTTCTAAGATTTTCCGTGCTAACTTTCCCGGGAAAACCATATCGTTATCTACGTTGACACCGTTTTCTTTCTGAAATTTGACAATGCGTTTATCGTGTGTTTCTTCCAACGCCTTGATAGCCATGTCAAACATTTCTTCGTTCGGCTTATATCCGCTGAACTCTTTTGCAAGGGCTTTCAACCCTTTAATTGCTTCATCCCTTGTCATTGTTCGTCCTCCTGTTCCACGCCTTTGCCGCTTCTCTCCACGAATCGTAAAACTCTATTCCGTTATGGTTGATGCCCGTTTCGCAGTCCACACAATTTACCGCAAAAACAAATTCACCCGTCAACGATACCGGCCTAATTAGCTTTACCTTTGTGCTCCCACAAAACGGGCAAGACTTTAAACCGTCATATTCGCTCGTGGTGGTTTTCTTTGCAGGTTTATTACGCACGAATAATCTCATCTTCTTCCCCTCCTAACGTCCGTCATCCTTCTCTTTGGGTATCCGTGCATTTTTAGCCAGTTATTTGTGTTAAAAAGCCTGATGTATTTAAGTTCTGCGTTTTTGCTTGTGTATGGTCTTAACTGTGCCAAAACACTTTTTATTGCTTCTGTTGCCAGTTCCGCCGAATACCCTAAACGCACCATTGCCTGACAAAGCTGTTCAGTGGTCAAATTAAGACCATCAAGGCTTACATTCATTCCATCCTCCTATTTCCCATCATCAGAATCTGCTTCTTCGCTCATCCGCACAAAATCAAGTATGTCAACTAATTGTTCAGATATATATCCCTTTGAACAGTAGTTCATACCGCGGCACTCTTCGTAGATATTGTCGCATCTTTTTGCTATTGCTTCGAATAGGCCACCCTCAAGTTCCTTTTTCAACTCTTGATAATGTTCTTCTGGCGAAACAACTTTGATTGTGAATTCTGAAGTTTCTTCATTCTTCATGATCTGCCTCCTCAATTCTCGCTATCGAATCTTCAATCTGTCGCTTTGAGTACGCCCAAAAATCGCCGTCATCATAATCGGTATCGGGTTCAAGCTCTTTCCACAACTCCAGACTGCGAATTGCCATGTCGTATGCAGCGTGCCCCACAATGCTCATGCCTGACTCTATGTGCGGTTTCATGGCTTTCAATTCACCGATTGCCTCTTCAATCTTCATGGTCTGCCTCCCTCGGAAAGTAAATAATCGCATCTCCGTTTGTTCCCCAAATAACGATTCCTTGACGGTCAGGTATATACAGTTTAAGTAACGGCCTGTAATCTGACGCTTTAAAGTGTCTGATTCTTGATGCCGCTATTTTGTAAATCTCTTCATTTGTCAGCTTCATGGTCTGCCTCCTTCTGATAATGTGGGCAATTATATCTGACAAGCTGACCGGGTTTCGGGCAGTACTGGCAGGTTTGTTTTCGTTTACATCTGTTGCAGTCACCACTCTCAACCACATTTCTGTATGCCCTCAGTGCGTCTAAGATGTACGCCTGCTGTGCTATTGCTTCATCAAGTTTACTCATTCCTTCTCTGCCTCCTTCTCAGGGTCTATAACTTCAACGCTAATAGCGCAGGTGCTTATGCGGTGGTCTTCACTCGTAACATCATGTTCAATAATCGTTTCGGCAAAGCGTATCGCCTCCAGACGGTCTGTAAAATCAAAATACCTTGTTTGGTATCCGACCTTAAGTGTTATTCTGTAAATAAATTTGCTCATTCCTTCTCTCCTTCCTTCTGGCGAATCATTTCATTCAACGCCTTCTTAAACTTGTCCATTGATTTTCTTGCTTTATCGCTTTCTCTGAATATTTCTCTTGCTTCTTCTATCGAAAAGAAATCTGTGCACGGTTCCCCTGTGTCTCCAGAAAACATCCATCTGTCATTTCCCTTCTCGCAGTAATTGATGTCATAGTTGAATACGTTGTGCCGTGACCAAAGGCAGTTATGACATACAGGGTTCATTATTCTTCCTCTCCTTCCTTCTGGTTGGTTAAGCCTCCCAGCCTATCTGAAAACATTCTTTAAACTTTGAAGTGTCGAACTTCTGGAAGATTGCCAGAAACTTTTCTGCTGTTTCCTTGTCATGTGTCAGAAACAAGAACGGAAGGTCAAAGCAGTGCCATTTTCCGTGTTCAATCGGAACATCGTTTACCGGCTCCTGACGTGTATCCTTTAAGAGCTTCCTATCATCTTCCGACAATTCAATACCTAACCTCTTTTCAATCTGCTCTACTGATAAATTCCCTAATCTGATTCCCATTCCGCTTTCTCCTTCCTATCTCTCCGACATAAATGTCGGGAACATCTTCAATCGTTCTTAAAACAGCGGTGGAATAACGATATTATTTTCTTCCACAAAACCGATATGTTTCCTTACTGCTTTTTCAATGTCCTGTAATGCTTGCTGATACCCTTGATTGTATTTCGTATTTATGACCTTATAATCTTGTCCTCCGTTGCACCAGAAGGACGGGGCATCATAAGCATTTTTAATACCCAAGTCGCTGATGATTCTGTCGAAAGCCTCATATTTCTCGTAAACCGCTTTCTGCTCGCCCGATAACTGTTCTATGTGTGCATAGACATTTTCAAAGTCTTTATCACTTCTGACTTTATCGTCATTCGGACACATCTTTCCGCAAGCACATCCCATAACATAATCGTCAGGTATGTCGAACACCGCTATATATTTCATTCCTTCTCTCCTTCCTATCCTTGCGGGTACTCTCGCACCGATGCACCGTTTAACAGCCCCAGATCGTCGGGTCTCCCCTGCTCCAGACTCTGTATGCGATTTCCCCGCTATTCCTGCGCCGGTCTTTCCCGGCTGTCACAGTGTATTTTTTCGTACTTTGCCGCGCTACCTTACACTGCCACTACGTCACGCTCCCACTTGTCACGGAAATGGGCGGGAACCGGATGCCATCTCCGAGCATCACCGGACAGGTTCTATGGTTTCCCTGCATTACCTCGGTTTTTCTCACCCTTTCGGATGGGCTATCAGGCAATAGATAGCTTGCTCAACCGAAAAGCCCGTGGAACCGGCAGGACTCGAACCTGCAACCCCGTCTATAGCTTATTGTGCCATTACCACGGTATCTGCCAATTAATGCTACGGTTCCGCATTTTGCCCTTGTCGCTATACAAGGAGTGTTATGCAAGGGATACGCCCTCGGACGAACCACACGTCGTAAAAGCCTCTGTCCTTTTGTAACCCGCTGTTGAGGTCTGCGGCTGTCTGTCTTTCCAGACTGTCAGACAAGTCCTCCAGTTGCACAACTGGATTGCTCCGGGTGAGGATTTGCACCTCACATGAACATGGAATTTTTTAAGGCTCCCCTCGTTCCCTTTCGGTTACATATCAATGTTACGTACCATTGCCATATTCACGGGGAGAAAGCGTCTACCTATTCCGCCACCGGAGCATGCGCCGGTCTTTTCCGGCTGTCTGATCAGAACTGCTTGTCTCTTTCCTCGTCATCGACCAGAACGATTTCAGAAAGTTCTTTGAGCGCCGCAATGTTGGAGTCCATGAAAGAAACCAAGCCCCTGATATTTTCGCTTTCATCACTGGCAAGCACCATGTTTCTTGAGTCTTTGCAGCTGTTAATCAGCTTTTCCATGTTTGATTTGAACGTTTCTCTCCTCATCAGATTCATTTGTTTTCCTCCTTTGTTTGATCCGGCTTTCTTGTTTCAAATTTGTCGCAGGGTGTTTCGTACCCGTGGGTTAAACAACATGTTTCAAACTCGCACCGTCCGTATTTGTCGTGCCTTGTAGCGTCCTTATCCCAATGAGCACAATCTTTGCAGAACGATGTATTAAGTCCTAATGTGCGCTCCAGTTCTTTGATAGCCTCGTCAATATATCTCCTGTGACGTTCGTTCTGACCAGGTTTCGTGAACCACTTATCCTTAAACCACTTGACGGTCTTGTTGTACTCTCCGTTCGATGTGTCGCCACTGTCTGCCCACTCTTTATCGTGGAATACTTTAGCCAGGTCTTTGACCAGATCATTGAGTTCTCTGTCACCCAAGCTGTTTGTATATTCTTCAAGCTGACAGTAGAAATAGTTTAAGCTGCCGCCGCTCATGTTTCTTTAACCTCCCATAAGTTTTCTTTCGCTGTTTGTTCAACCTTTGCAACCATGTTCATCAGCACTTCATGAAGCTGAATTTTAATAGGTTCGTTTCCATACGACATGAACTTACATTTGATCGGAACGTCTCTTTTGTACGGTTCTGTTCCGAGCTTGAAGTAGTCATCACCGTGGTAATAGTTATGTGTGAGAGTCAATTCATACACTTCCATCTATTCGTCCTTCCATTTCAATAGCATCAAAAACTATCTTCTTTCTTCTTCGTCTTCATTCGTACCATCATCCGCTGCTTCCAGGATCCCGTGAAACACTATTCCAAGTGCGCCGCCTAAGATAATGCCAATAAAGAATGCTACTATTGTTCCCATTGATTTCCCTCTTAATGAATCACAATAAAGTCATGTGTTAACAGTCCGTTACTGATCACAACACAATTCTGCCTCGGTCGGTTCAGCTCTTCTCCTGTACCCCCCCTAAAATGAAGTGTATGCGCTTTCTGAACATCATGAGCTGTGTTATATAATCAAACGGTATTCCATCATTCAGCCATAATAACGGCATTATCAATGCATACTTCATTCCAAGAGCGTCCAGGCGTTTCACTACGTCTTTCTTCCGGCTGAATGGAGGGTTAGAAATAACAGCCTGCGCTCCTTTGGGCGGTTCCGTTTCAAAGAAATCAGTGTCGGTACAGATACACCGGTGACCATGTTCCGTAAGGATCCGGTCAAATGCGCCTCCCTTATCGTTGAACGGAAGCCATACTGTCATCGGACGTTTAATATGCTGCGCGATAGTTTCTGCATCTTTGTCACGCGTAAAATACTCATCTCCTCTTATACTTTCCAGATCCGTAATTCCACCCATTGTTACTGTTCCCCTTCTTCTGTCATTCGTTCAAATTCTTCATAGCAAGCCTTGCAGCCTATCGTGTTGATAATGTTGCAGTCTATATATCCATCTTGGAATTCACTGATATTTGCCTTCAAGCATGTTCTTACCATTTGGCCAGTGTAAGGAATGAAGCTTTTACACGCTGTCTCTGGATCAATCGGAAATAACGATCCGCCTCTGCACCAATGGTCCTGTTCTCCAGGCATTTCACAATTTGACCAGCTTGTTCTGTGATGTCCAGTTCTTTTCTCGTATGGATCATGCTTCGCCCTGTAATCGTCATAACATAGTCCGTGAGGGCATCGTGAGCTCCACCAGTACAAACATTTCCTGCAACAGTTTTTACAGCTTGGTAATGACATGCGGTCATGCTCTATTACTGAGTCCATTCTTAAGTTCCCCTGTTTTAACAACAACTCAATCTCATCTGACCGGCCACCTGTTTTTCTTCTTCCATGCGCTTTGCTTTATATTCGTTGTACTGTTGCCGGTATCTGTAGCTATCTCCAAATATGTTCCATGCAGCCTTGACGACATTTGGTTCATACGGACGGATTATTTCAAGGTCATCAACAGCTCTATACGATATCGGACATCCGCAGCATCCAGTTCTTTTTAATCCATATACTTCATAAGCATCTGAATACCGAACACCGTAATAGTCCTTGTACCACGCCTTGTCTTTATCGCTTACGTAATACAGAGGCCGGAGCCGAAACTGACCGTTACTGGATTCCGTAAAGCAGAGCGATGTATTGTCTTTCCTTGGAACGGATCTCATGCCGCCCTCGTCTCTGCGTTCACCAGTAATGATCATCTCGTATCCCTTCTGGACCCGATGCGCTAACTGCTTCTTGCAATAGTCACAGCACTTGGCGCTGATCTGGAATGTTGGCGGGTACTCTGCAATAAAATCACGCATGTACTTTGATGAGTTGATGACCAGCTGAATGTTCGGTCTTGGTTCCCCGGCTGCATTGCAGCAGCACAGGAAGTTAATAACGCTTTCGCAGTTCGGATATCGTTCTTTCAGTTCCTTACGTTTTGCCGCCTTGTCCTCTGCCTGCTCGTATTCATCGGCTATAGACAGTGGAATTCCTTTCTTTTGCCAGTCCGACAGCCCTCCTGACATGATCTTTGAAACGAACGGTATTCCGTGTATCCTGGCCGACTGTACGATGTTTATCTTCGGCCTTGCCTCCAAAATAGTGACCCCGTACTTTTTCTCTGTTTCCTTAACATGGTCCTTGGTAGCCTTCATCTCAAGTCCGGTGTTAAAGAACACGTAATGGATCTCAGGAAGGTCAAATGCTTTTCTGGTTCGTTCCACCAGGTCGATCATAATATCGCTGTCCGCACCACCCGAATAACTACAAATTGCATTCGGATGTTCCTTCAATCTCTTTGCGATAATACTCTCTATTGCTGTAAATTTTCGTGCCGGCTCAAAATCTGCGTAAGCCGGTCTATCTGTATATACCCTGCTCTTAAATTCTTTTCCCATGTCTTTCCTCCGATGTCGTGCTCAAATCGTGCTCATCTGTTTTTTCTTTCCCTTGACTTCGTTTATGAAGAAGCTCTCACAAAAGTAATAGTCGCTTCCAGGTATCGCGAATCTTGCTGTGTACCATCCATACTTGTAATGCACATATGTCACAACACCTATGTATGTTTTTCCTGTGATGGATGACTTGTTCATTACGATGTCACCGGGGCGTACAATGCCAGTAAAAATGTCCATATACTTTCCCTCCTGCTCAGGCAGATACGCTGCCATAGAGTCGATGGTTTAGTTTTTCCCCTTTGAATTCCACGATTCCACCATGGCACATTTCTATGATTCGGCTCCCTATCGCTTGATCAAAAGCAAGGATCTCCTGCACGCTTTTCTCTGTACTCACAATCACCGGAAGATAGTTCATGTATCGGTAATTGATAATCTCGTATAAGATGTTGATGTCCGCTTCTGTAAGTCTTCCTTTCAACATGTCATCAATGAACAACACCCGTGCCTCTGAATAGTGAGAAAGAATCTTCCCATAAGCTTCCTCGTCCAAAACGTTCTGCTTCAAATGAGTAGCCGCATTCCTGTACGCCATGTAAATGACGGGAATTCCTTTTTTCATTAATGCTCGCGATATTGCGATACCCAGATGAGTCTTTCCTGCTCCCACCTGTCCGCAGAACAGGATCGAGTTGGATCTATTGTGTTCATTCTTTTCGTAATCAACGGCATATTGCATGGCTCGTTGTTTCGCGTGTTCCAGGAAACGGTTCGTTCCGGTTATGTAATTGTCAAAGTTCTTTTTCTGGAATTCTTCAGAGATTCCGCTTTTCTTTAAAAGCTTCTCTGCATAACGGATCTTTAAGCAGCTGCACTGCTTTGCTACTTCCTCGCCATCCTCGTTGACCCTGAACGTATATCCCGTTCCACCGCATAAGGGGCATCTATCCATTCATTTCACCTTCTTTCCTGCTCCGAGCCTGTATCCCAGTTGTTGACCAGACGCTCGATCAATTCCGGAGGATAGTCATTTGCAGCCTGTCGTGACGACAATGACGGGGCAGATGGCCGGATCCGGTCCCAGATGATCCCCTGCCAGTTCTGGCTCATGCTGAGACGTATTACATCGATGACCGGCTGTGGACCATACTCTCGTATTTTGTTGTCAATCTGCGAGAGCAGGTTCTTTAAACCTGTAGATTTATAGTTCTGTCTCTTCTCGCACTTGTAAGCTACCCACTCAAGAACGGTCTTCTCTACTTCGGAAGAAAATCCATGTTCCAGGATGATTTCTTTGGCAGTGGGTCCGTGCGCACCTTGTGCGCTATTACTTTTACTCTTCTCTTCTCTACTCTTCTCTTCTCTACTCTGTGTATTACTGTCAGCATTTTTTGAGTTATTGCGTACATTAACTCGGTTATTGTTTGCAGAAACCTTATTAATGTCATCGCTTATTAAAAGGTATCTTTTTTCCAGTGTTACTTTTTCTCGCCTGGCTACGGCTTTTAAATATCTCTTCTGGATCCCGGATGATGTTAGGATCTGATATTTGCGAAAAAGTTCTTCTGAAAAAATACCTCTTCTGATGCAGGCAGCTACGATTTCCTGTATTAAGTTTTTGTCACCCCCTGTAGCACCGTGTTCCGACATAAACAGTAGTGACCTATCTTCGTCCCAGGTCATGTAGTAACCCCGCCCTCCGTAAATCTCCTGAAGCAACAGAACGACTACCGCAAACCCTTTGAGCCCAAATTCTGCCTGTATCAGCCGTACTTTCTCATCCATGTGACAGTCCAATTCAAAGTAGTCAAGACCTTCCTTGAATGGACGCACTCTGTAATCGCCTCCCTTTCTTGCTCAGTAGCTTCGAATGCTGCAATGTTGTATGCGTTACAGACACGTCTTAAATTGACGGTCTGTAACTGTCAGCAGCGGAAACAGGTTCCGCTTCCGTATCGTCTCCCAGTGACTCCATTGTGTCGGCACGTTCGATCATTGCCCGAATCTCCGGTGTGGAATAGAGCGCCAGCAGAAAAGCATCCCACGATTGCGCATGCAGCCATACAGGATTCAACTCTACCCATTCACGTTTCTCTCCCTTGTGTTCGCCCTTTTCTGCGACAAACGTTCTGGTTGACTGCAAGCCAGCGCACAAAACGGTGTCACTCTTTTCAAGAGCGCGAGCTGCAAAGGATACGTCACTGTCTCCCCAGATCACCACATTCATAAAGCAGTGAGTGTAATACTTAAGGTTGAACGATACTTTTGTGTTCTTGAAATATTCTATTTTCGGATCATCTGTCAGCCTGCCGCAGATTACGACGAATTGATATGTCTTCTCGTCATTTACGTTCTCGCTCTTGAACTTGGCAGAACGAAACAGTATACCTTCGTTCATAGCTCCTCCTGAATGTACTTGGTATCAGGGACGTCTTACGCGTCACGACAGACGCCCCTGTGAGTCATGATTACTGTGGCATGGAAACATTTCCGTTAGAACGAATAAACTCTTCCTGTTCAAAATTGTTTTCTGGAGATTCCTGTTTGGCTTTTGCTGCAGCAGGATCTTTGCTGCTATCAGCCTCGGATACAGTCGCGGTGGACTCTACTACCGAACGAGCATTGTTCACAGTGTCTGCATTAGCCTTTAAGACAACAGGATCGTCGGCATAAATAACACCATCGCTTCTCTCTTGGGCCAGCTCGTTATTTACCACCTCGCGCATCTGTGTGCTCAGCGGAGCCTTACCACTGTTCAGAAGCTGCATCAAAACAGTCTTCTTACACATCTTCAAATGTTCTTCTGAAAGTGGCGGTGCATACCAAGGTGATACCTTTCCGCGAAGCTTCTGTGCCATTTTCGGATCCGTTTTATCCAACTCACCGGAGATGAACTTTTCATATGTCTCACGATTGAAAGCCTGAGCGTATTTGTCCGCGTGGTTCAAAATCTTGTCATAGGACCAATAGATGGCTTTGAAGAATCCGTTCTGAAGCTCAAAGAATGCATAGATGCCGGACACCGGGAGCTTCTCACGTTCATCCTCGTCCTCGATCCATTCGACTATCGGACGGCGGGTCTTTGGGTCCCTGCCTTTGTACTCGCCCTCTCTGACGTCATATGCATCGAAATCGATATAATATCCGGAGTTAGTGGCCAGCTGTGAAAACCCCTTATAACCAGTCTGGTAAGCTGCTGTCTTTCCATACGCAACGATGCTGTAATGGTCCAGGGCCAAGGACAACCCCATGCCTTCTCCTCTGAGTGCAGCCGCAACTACCGAACCAGGATCGCAGTCCTTGAGCTTGTCATCAGACGCAACAATAGAAATCAGTGTCGATGCAAAGTTGGCTGAACGTTGCGGATCCTTTAATGTGTTCTGAATCAGATTGCGAAGTTTGTCACCGTTAACGGCTTCTGAGAACGTAAGCCTTTCCTGTGGCCGAGCTGACGGGGCAAGCTGTTTCTGTACAACTTTCATGTTCTTTCTCCTCCTGTTATGCAAAGATTTGCTTTTTATATCTCAAATAGGTTGTTTTGCTGATCTGCAGTATTTGCAGGATTTCTCTACGAGTAACATGTTCTGAAAGCAGTTCTTTCAGCAGTTCTTTCTTATGCCTCGGATCATTACAGATACAGTTGTCACAATCGCTTTTCCCGCATGATAGGCATTTATTGATCTCTGCCTGCGGTGATGGTTTAAATGTCGAGACTGCTATCACTGCATCATCCGAATTCCATGGCAAGCGTCCCCTTATCACCATTATTCACCCCTCCTGTTTTCATATCTCTATAAGTGTTACATCCACGCGTGGGTTTTCTCCATAGACCTTATTCACGATCAGGCGGGATACTCCGGAATCGTCCTCAAACGCTATCTTGTTCAAGGCGTCTAACACTACTTTTGCCAGATTGTCACAGTCCACTTTCTTTGTGTGTAATATCTCGCCGGCAATCATGGCCTCGCGTTTCTTTCGGCTGACGGACTGAGGTATCGGAAAAACGCCTGTGATCCTTGCCTCAATCGGAGCGTTCAGCTTCACGAATCCAACCTGTTCCGCATATGACATCTTGATCAGGTTCTCATAAACGATGGTCTCCTCTGGTGTGTATGCCCTGGCAAACTTCCCTTGGACGCTCACCCTCGGCCTTCCCTTACCACGCGGATTCCCCGGCACGGAAAAAGTAACCTCGCTCATACAAACCCCCTGAGCCTGCAGGACAGGCGATTCTGCGCACAGAAGTTAACAAGCTGTTCTTCCTCTTCTTGGGACGTGCATACTACGGAATATTCCTTTGCTCCCTTGAAGGTCTGGACCTCCGGTTCGGGTTCGGCCTCTGGTATCGGCTCAGCTTTTTGAGCACTCTTAGCCTCTTCTGCCCTCATTACTTTTGCCTTGGCATCTGCCACAGCCACAAGTCTCGTACGCATTTCAATCGCAGCTTCTAAACTGCCGGTACGCTTGTACTCATCTAACATCATCCCGCGGTATTCTTCTTCGAGACTAAGGATCATAGCTACATTATTGTCAGAACGGTATATGGCATCATCGATTTCCTGCTGTGCAGTCTCTATGGAATACGTAGCGTTCGTCCACTTCGGGTTGACCGTCTGCTCAAACCTTATATACTCAGGGTATTTTTTTGGAGCGTTATCAAAATACTCGGTCAGTAACTGAATCTTTTCCGCTTTTGCTCTGGCTTGATATTCTTTTACCTGCATGTCCAGATTGTTGATTGCTTCTTCGCAGATTGCGGTGAGCCCCTTGCATTTTCTTTCAAACGCATCCAGCGGAGCTGTATAGACTTTCTTGACACGCTTGCGCATGTCATCGATATTCTTGAAGACCTTTCTTAATTTTGCCAGGTCTGTTTTTGCGTCCGGAAGGTCCTCTTTTGTGACGACCATGTTCTTATAAGGAGCAATGATCTCGGAGAGCGCAACTTCCATCTCTTCCCAGTTTGCGCTCAGCTCCAGTTCATTAATGGTGGACAGTGCGGTATTATCTATGTTGAAAGTAAATTCTGCCATGCCTTTATCCCTCCGCCCGAACCAGCTTGTATGTTGCGAAGTTCACCTTGTTTCCGAACTTGTCTTTTCCGCTTGTATCAGTGGTCAAAATAGGGTAGCCTTCTTTTCTGAGCTTGTGAACGATATCAGCCAGGCGCGATGCTCCGAAAAAGTTCCATGCTTCTTCTGACGTTAATGTCCTGCCTTTTTGCAGGTATTCCAGTACCATTTGCTTCTTAGTTACCTTTGTCATGATTTGTCTACCTCCGTTATTTTTTGTACTCTGTCAGCCCACTCCTGAGATATCGTTGACTCCGGAAGGTTGACCTGCGTTACTATAGCTCGTTTTATTTCAGGCGGATCCCCTGCCGGCGCAAGCACCTTCATCAGAGGTGTGAGCGCAAGGTCCGTCCGGTATGTATATTCCTTGCCGGAATAAAAGTTTGTATGTTTGTCCATATACTTGACTTTTATGATCATGACAGACCCCTTATTACTCCTATCGTTAAACAGACTGCTAACGCTCCTATGGTGATCAAAAACATGTGATCAAAGAAATACTTCATGTGCTGTTCTCCCCCTTTAGAACAAAATTGTCATGGCCGGTATTGCTTTGTTCTGTACACTGTTCCAGAACTCGGTTTCTTTCTTCAAAAGCCATCCCATGTCCTCTTGTATGTCTTCTCTGTCAAATCGGTATTCCCGGATCGTCATATCCTCTTCACGATTGATGAGGGCTGCGTACAGAACAACAAAGTCGTAGTCCATGACAATAATCTCGTGAAGGCACTGAAGGTAATAATTCCTCGGTATTTGACAATCCCATTTGGCCCATCCCGCTTTCCCGACAGGGGTCGATGTTTTGATTTCCAGACAGCCTTTCTTCTTATTGGCTTTATCGATGATTCTTCCATCCAACGTTACAGTCATCCACTCTCTCCCCTTCTGATACCAGATGTCATAAGGCTCATGACGGATGCTGTACTCGGGATGTTTGGCCTTATATAAGGTCCGGAGGGCAGGCTCCAATCTAATCCCCTGCTGTACAAAGAAATCGTTTGATACATCCCTAGGCTTCGCGCTACCAGTCTTCTCAGCCCACAACGCATCGGCGGTCTTCCATGGAGACTCCCCTACAACGGCAGCAGCATCTGATCCACCAATGGAATTTAAAGATGTCCTTGTTTGAAGCCACTGTTCCCTGGTCTTCGATTTGATTCTGCACAGTTTACTCATTAACAACTTCCCCCTATGTTTCTCCTACACTTACACGTAGTACCCATTCTTGTTCCTATACCTTTTCCTTTTTCCGGTTGTAAGGCTTCCGTAGTATTGGTCCTTGGCCTCTCTGATTTTCTTTTTTAGTGCTGCATTCTGTCGGCAGAACTCTTTATAGTCTTCGCAAGTAGAATGGCAGCCAATAAATTTCTTTTCACAGTTTTTACATGGTGCAAACATATTTGTTCTCCAGTTATCGAATGTCCTTTTTAAGCGCCTCAAAAATTTCCTCTATGGATATCTGCCCATCGTTCTTCACTGCTATAAGGTCGCCAATGGTCAGATCCTCCATGTGGTGCATGCGTTTATACATTGTTGGCCTGCTTCGGTGCAGGATGTCAGACAGATTAGTTGCGTTGTATTTGCATGAGTTGAGCAAGCGTGTAAAGTTCTCAAATTGAATCTTTCTCCCCGTCTTCTGCTTCATTCGAAATCGCCTCGAATCGTTTCCATGATCTCGTCAAAGGTAAGCTCGGTAGACTTCACGATGTCTACGAGATCAAACAGGCAGTATTCGCCGGGGTTGCGTAAGCGTTGCTCGCTCATGGGTAAAGATTTTGATGTGATAATTGCGAGATTAGCGGAGTTGTAACCGTGTTCTCTCAATAGAAGTTCTAACTTGCGAAATGGCTTATCAGAATTAAAGTCGTAATTCATATATTCCCCCTGATTTTTTACGAACGGGAATTTTATTCCCCTTTTAGCTCAAAAAAATTTTGTCTCTCTCCTCGTTGGTCAAATAAAGAGCATCGGTAAACGCTACAATTTGTGAAGCGGTGAATTCTCCTTTTTTCCCTCTGAGTTTATTGTAAATTGTATCTCTGGATATTCCGGTCTTTTTTGCGAGTGCCGTTATAGTGATTCCTCGATCAGCAATGGTTTCTTTAAGAAGTGACATGTCTACCATAAAGTAGTCTCCTTTTTTATATGCGGATTTATAATCCTGTATATTGGTTCATGTGCGGGAATTTCATTCCACATTTCAGAGTATAACCTTTGTGGGAATATCTGTCAACATATTTTTTGAAAAATGTCTTTTTATTGTTGAATTTCTTTCCTTGTTCGGTATAATATCATTAGAGGGGAAAGAATGGAGGCAATCATGTTACAGGTATACGATAACATTCGAAAGAGGCGGAAAGAACTTGGGTACACGCAAGATGAACTTGCTAAGAAAGTCGGGTATTCGGAACGAAGTATGATAGGTAAGATTGAAAAAGGAGAGGTGGATTTATCCCAGTCAAAGATTCTGAAATTTGCCGATGCTTTGAACACAACCGCCTCTGCACTGATGGGATTAGACGGGATCGTTCCTGAATTGCGAAAAGGGTATTTACCTTTATATGGATGCGTATGCGCAGGGAACGGAATCTTTGCCGACAATTATATTGAAGAATGGGTAAGCGTTGGCAATGCTTATAATGCGGAAGAATACTTTGTGCTCAATATCAAAGGGGACAGCATGGAACCGGAAATGCATGATGGTGATTCGGTCATAGTCAAAAAGCAGGAGACTGCGCAAGACAACGATTATGTCATCGCGCTTGTCAACGGAGACGAAGGAGTATGTAAGCAGCTGAAGCGTTATAAGGAAGGGATGGCGCTTGTGTCATTGAACCCACAGTACCCACCACGGTATTTCTCAGAAGAAGAAGTGACCGGAATACCTGTACGTATTTTAGGAAAAGTAGTAGAGTCCAGGAGGCTGTTTAAATGAAGCTGCCCGTTCCAAGGCAATTAGATAGCGGAAACTGGTTCGTCAGAGTGCAGGTAGGTGGTAAGCGTATCTCCGTTACGGAAAAGACGAAACAGAGATGCATTGATAAAGCTATGCTCCTCAAAGCACAGGGGCGTAACGGACTGCTTGCGCTTCATGATCCGGTCAACATCACATTACACGATGCGATGGACAACTATCTCATCGTGAGGTCAAATGTGCTCTCCGCTTCTACCATTGCTGGATACAGGGACATACAACGACTCCGCTTCAAGAGTGTGATGGACAGTCCTATAAAGAACATCTCAAGCTGGCAGGCGGTCATCAATGCAGAAGCAAAGCTGGTGGCGCCAAAGACTTTAAAGAACAGCTGGTCGTTTGCCCATAGCGCCTTGAAGGAAGCTGGAGTTCCTGACAAGGACATCAAGGTGGAGCTTCCACAAATACCTAAAAACGAAAGGCCGTTCCTTGATCCTGACGAGATCAAATCGTTCCTGAAGATAATAAAAGGAACGGAATGTGAGCTTGCTGCAATCTTAGCCCTGCACGGATTAAGAAGGAGCGAAGTCCGTGACGTGATGAAGTCTGATGTGGGTAAAGACGTGATCCACGTCAGAGGAGCCTGCGTTCGAAACGAGGACAATAAGTTCATCCATCAGAAAGCTAACAAGACTGAGGCATCCAGGAGGGATGTTCCGATCATGATACCGCGTCTTCGCAAGTTGGTTGCTGAAGCTCCGGAAGGATACCTTGTGACGACATATCCATCTTCTACATATAGACAGATCAATAGGCTTTGTAAGATGAATGGATTACCAGAGGTGGGATGGCATGGACTCAGGCATAGCTTTGCCAGCCTATGCTATCATCTCAGAATCCCAGAGCTGGAAACAGCAAGGCTTGGAGGATGGGACGATGTGAACACCGTCATCAAAATATATACACACCTTGCGCAGAAGGATAAGAAGTCTACAGAGAAGAAGTTAAAGGCGTTTTTCAATACGTAATGATCCGGATTTTCATTACCATTTCATTACCATTTTGAAGTAAAAATAGTTGATTCTGAAGTAAAGATAGTTTACTGTTAAGAAAAGAAATTTTATCACGAGCAACATATATATATGTGATTTTCGTGCATGAATACCTATTTTATAGTGGTTTACGATAACTGTCCAAATCGGGTTCAAGTCCCGTATGCTCCAGTTTTATTTTTACATATATATATGTGTTTCGCGAAGCGTTTTAGCAGATCTAAAATGGTAACATTACCATTTTGAACGCGGATTGGTAACAAGAAGGCCATCATTTTTCAATAATTTAGGCAGGGTATTTACCCTGCCTTCGGTGTCCAAAAAAGCTTTTGCACAGGACTGCCAGCTATGGCCCATACTGGCTTTCGTTGGTTCTTTCCTAATATTAATATCGTAAAGTCTGCGTTTTTGAAGGTGTTCGCACATTCGGAAGACAACTATCGCTCCTATTTCTTAGAGGCATCCAGTCTTTTTTTATTATTTTTACAGGCATCTTGAATTTCGTAATTATCAGTATAAAGGACCCCGACTTCAAGCGAGGATATATCGGCGGCTAACATTATCATATTCAGCCTTCCATCATCATCAAGTTTTTCAAGCTGCTGGTCTTTGATCAGATCGAATTTACCTTCCAACCCTTTAAGTTCAGAATACAAAACCAAATAGTTTCCCTTGTTTACGCGGCCGTATTCATCAACCGTATCCAGGATTTCTTCGCAAATTGACCGTGCTTCTTCCGGTATGCCTGACTGTTTGCATGCGCCAAAGCTCAATGCCATAGTGCATACGAGCAACAACACCACTATCTTTCTACCCATCCAGCTTGTCCTCCATGCTTCTATATTATAGAACCTCCTGCTTAACGGGTTACAGCCACCAATACCACACTTCTCTCCCCTTGGTATTAGCGGCTGCTTTTTGTCATCCCGTCATTTCTTTCAGATAGGATAATCCCTCTGCATGTACTTATTATTATACTACGATATAGTAGAAATTCAATCCACTTTTTCTGCTACCGGATGATAACCGTCTTCAGATTCTTCACTCTTGTACTGATGATTCTGCCTGGACGTAATTGCCAGATGATTCAGCTGGCGCCTGGTAACAAGATAGTCCGATTCCGTTTCGGTCGTGTATATCTTGTACCTGCAGTTCCGACAGATCCGTTCGCGCAGGACAGACTTCTTATACTTTGCTGTCTTAATTACCTTGGTTTTCCCACCACATTCCGGACAGACCATTACTTATCCCCTCCACATGTCATCTGCGTCACATCGATCACATCACCTATGCATGTGTCGCTGATGGTCCGAACCACTGAATACAAACGGCATCTTACAAACGGCATACTTCCAGGGTATTCAGACTGTATGATTTCCCCATGTTCGCAATCGATACACTGCGTATTAGGATCGACAGTAACTGTTTCTGGTTTCGGCTGGTCGATGGTCGGCTGCTCTGCCAGCTTGGTCTTATTACATTGTTCGCACTCTGAGACCCACGGAGCATATACATTCTGGCATCTTGGGCAGATCCAGCCTTTCACTTCTCTCATTTTCTATCATCCTCCTCCGGGTCATCATTGTTAAGATTGTCTACTATGGCCTTCACGCAGCACTGGATGTCAACGCAGATTTCATTACACCATGTACTTAGATTGTCCTTTGCAATTTCGCACGCTATTGCTCGTGGATTGATGTCTCTTATAGCATCCTTTAATCCCTTCTCAGGGCCGTTAGTGATCCAGCACTTCTTCACCATTTCTGAATACAGAAGATCCCGCGTAGTATTACTGTATTTCATGGCTACATTCAAAGCGTCTTCAACAGTTACCATCAAGCTCATATGATTCCCCTTTCTTAGTTCATTGCGGTTTGAGTTTGTATCTATTGCTGTTCAGTCAGCGTTCCAGTGATTTGAACGACGTAGTTGCCGACTGCCACAACAACTTCACTGTTCCGACCGGACCGTTCCGCTGCTTCGCAAAAATCAGATCCGCCACGTTTTTCTCGTCGGAATCCTCGTAATAATAGTCATCCCGATAGATGAAGCAAACAACATCTGCATCCTGTTCGATGGCTCCGGACTCACGCAAGTCAGATAAGACAGGACGCTTATCTGCCCTGGTCTCCACAGCTCTTGACAGCTGCGACAAAGCTACGACAGGAACGTTCAGTTCGCGCGCTAGCTGTTTTAAGCCCCTGGATATATCCGATATCTCCTGCTGCCTGGAATTTCCTTTTGAATTTGGCGAGGTCATCAACTGTAGGTAATCCACGAACACAACGTCCAGTCCCTGATCCAGCTTGATCTTTCTACACTTGGATATCATTTCCGCAGCAGTGATCCCTGGAGTATCATCGATAACAAGATTCGAACGTCCGATATTGTTTGAGGCGTCAATAAGCTTCTGCCAGTCTTCATCTTCCAGATGCCCGCTTCTGAGTTTTGTGGCACCGATCCCGGTATTCATGGAGAGTAGTCTGTTGATCAGCTGTGAACGGGACATCTCGAGAGAGAAAATGGCGACTGTATGTTTATACTTTAATACCATGTTGTTTGCGATATTCAGAGCAAGAGCCGTCTTTCCCATTGAGGGTCTTGCGGCTATCAGGATAAGGTCAGATGGTTGGAACCCCAATGTCATCTTGTTAATATCATAATATCCGGTGGATACACCTGTGATGTTGCCCTGGGTAACGGCCGCCTTTTCAATCTGTCTGATTACTTCTACGACAGCTTTGCTAATCGGTACAATGTCCGTCTTCGTTCCTTCCTGCAACAAATCGAACATTTGCTTCTCTGCCTTATCTAATATTGCAGAAGGATCCTCCGAATCATAGCATGCTGCACTGATCTCATCCGCGGCTTTAATGGTCCGGCGCAATACTGATGTCTTCTTTACGATATCGGCATACTCGTTCGCATGTACGGACGTGACCTCTTCAAGCATGATTGCTTTCAGTGCATCGTTCAAGCTGCCAGAATCCAGAACGCAATGCTGTAAGGCGTCACGTAATGTTACGATGTCTAACGCTTTCCCCGCTCCGCTGACCTCAAGCATTGCTTCGTAGATAGCTTTATGTACCGGCCAGTAGAAGTCATCAGGGCTTAGTCTGTGTACAACGATATCAACCGCTTCCTTGCTTAAAAGCATGGAAGACAGCACTGATCGTTCCGCTTCTGTATTGCTGGGTGGCTTTTTCCCTGCCATGACCTATGCTCCTTTTTTTATACGGGCGCCGCCTCGCCCGTAATGGAATTTGTGTTAGAAAAGGGTTATTCTTTTTTTTATTTTGTTTTTACGCAAAACACCAGGCGGGGTGATTACGTCTTTGGGCGGGTGCAGCCGCCCGTTAGGACAAACCATAACAGATAGCAGGAAGAGCAATATGGGCTGACAATCGATCTGCACATCGGCTATGAATCAATGCTTACGGATCCTACCAAATAGCGGGGGCGAGATTCGAACTCGCGACTATAAACGTATGAGGCTTATCTGCTGACCACTGCATTACCCCGCATTGTTTACCACTTTAACCTCTACTTATTCTTTCGGGCTCGCTTTAAACGTTCCGCTGCCGCTGCCTTTTGTTCCTCGGTCATTACCCTGGACGGGTTGTTGATCTTTAGATATCGGAGCGGGAACTGGCACAGGATACTTCCATCTTTGTTCTCTTCCATGATCCGTACATCGTTTGGATGCTGTTCTGCTAACTTCTTGATCTTTGTAATGTATCTTCCCTGTGAGATGGTGGCAGTCACAATCTCTTGATTAGTGATCCACTCAATGTTGTTTTCATACGCCATCTTCTTCTCCTATCCCAGAACCAGCTGTAGCTGTCCTGTTGCTTCTTCTTTCAGCTTTGGTTTCTTTGTCCGTGGTTTCCGCTTCTTTGGCTTTGGTTCTTCCCCTTCCCAGAACCGGCATGCCATCCATGATCGCTTCCAGTTGCTATCCTGGTCTCCGTGTTTCTCGCACATGAACTCTTTACTCCTGGCCGGAGACCTTACACAGCTTATGCAATCTCCACAGGTATGTTCTGTATTGCATCCACCGGAGCGTTTATACATCAGGCTGATTCTTGCGCTCATTGACTCCTACTCGCTTTCTTCCAATATGTATGGCTGATCTTTGCGTTCTTGTCTGTCATGCGTCCATTCCTAACGCTCTCGCACAAGACTTCCAGCAGGAATGTCTCTTCGGATTTAGGGTCGGACTTATATGCTTCTTCGTATCGGTCAAATATTGTCGGTAGTCTCTTAGTCACTGTCCTTCTCCTTCGCCTCAAACAAGTGTCCAACGCTTATCTGTCGCTCTATAAATGCGTATTGCCAGTTTTCTATGAAAGCTCTGGTCTTGACCCAGCGGACCCAGTAAAAGCATTTCGCTTTGCTGTTAACGAACTCAGCCATGGACTTAATCTGTTTACCTTTTATGTATTTGGAGTTGCTCATGTTTTCTTCTCTCCTTCTCCAGCGCAATCCAGGCAAAAAATATCTATGTTCATTCCTTGATATGCAATACAATGGATTACTTGCGCACCATCACCAATAATCATCCGTGGAAACACCATTGTTCCGATATGAGTTCCGCACTTGGCACACGTTAAGGTCAATTGATTGGTGAGCATCGCCTTTTGCGTTTCTGATTTTGGCTTGGACTTTTGCATTCTTCCTTCTCCTCTGCCTCTAAGAGCTGTCCTGATTTGATCCGGTGCAGTAACACATCCTTGTTCCAGGTCTTGACCTCTTCCTTGCTCTTTAATGTTCGTGTTCCGGCATATACTATGAAGTACTCAGCTTTGCTGCTTTTGAAATCAGATACGGAGATGATCGCTCTTCCGTCAGTATATTTATCCTTGTTTGTGTACTCCATTCGCATCATCTTGTCCTCTTTCTGTTTATTTACTTCCCGCAGTCGGAGTTGAACCGACATCTGCACCACGCCCAATCAATACCACGCATGATACTGACAGGACCCGCTCTCCCCATTGAGCTATACGGGAACCTGATGCCCAGAGCGTCCCCTGAGCCTTCTGCGCAATCCTGTTATGGTGGCCGTGACAGGTTCACGGGCTGATTGCTTCGACGCCACCATAAAGCGCATACGGGGCGAGTCAGGAGTCGAACCTGCGTTTCGGTGTGATGGGCACCGCTGTTGCCTTTGGCATACTCTACGAATGTAATCAGCATTCCTCCCTTTGCCTACGCTTACCGCCCCATGAGCAGTCCATCCAAAGTTCGCTGACAATACGTTCCACTCCTTGCGGTTCCTCCGTTCTGATACAGTAACGGCTACCGATATCATCAACTGTGAAAAGTTCTCTGCTCTGTCAGTATTTCATTTCTAATTGTGCGGGTAGGGATTTGCACCCCACATGAGCTAACCACCTTCTTTGTGGACAGACGTATCGGATTA